TGATATGACTAATGTAGGTACTTTACCTGCTAGCGTTGTCGCACAATTAAAAGGTGACATAGGAAATACAGGAGCTGCAGGTAGTAATGGTAGTGACGGGGCTACAGGAAGTACAGGAAGTACAGGAAGTACAGGTGCTGCAGGTAGTAATGGTAGTAATGGTAGTGACGGAGCTACAGGTAGTACAGGTTCTCAAGGTCCTATAGGAAATACAGGTGCTGCAGGTAGTAATGGTTCTACAGGAAGTCAGGGAGCCACAGGACCACAGGGACCTGGGTGGTCAACACAAGGAGGGCCTAGTTCAACTGTAACTTTAAGTAGTGGTCAAATTTGGAGCACACCAGGTGCAGGTTGGTATGCCATTGATTCAAATGCTAACGTATGGGACCGCCAGGCTGGGTACAGGAATATCAATGGTATCCTTAGTGGGGCGGCGGTTTCTTACGTAGGATACTTCCCTAATGGCACCGCAAATCCATGTATTGCTGCAATTAATAGTAATTATGGCATGTTTCGATATGTCAAGTTATCTTAGGAGATTATTATGACTAGATATCAATATGATACAGACGGAAGAGTTTACGGGCTTGTTCAGCAAGATAGTATCTTAGACTCGGACCTTGGGGATTTCTTTACAGCAAGTGATGTTGTGGTACCTGAAGGATTAACACTATTAACGTTTTATGATTACACGTACATTAACGGGGTGGTTACTCTAGACCCAGATCCGGATTTCTCGGATTTAACGAAGTAGTACATATATTAATTAAGAAGGAGAGTAAACAATGCCTGAACAAGGATTCCCCAACAGCCCAGCTGTAAATGATACAACCATTCTTAACGGAATGACATACAAATTTAATGGCTCAGCTTGGGACAAAGTTGCTGGAGCAATATCAACAGAAGTTCCATTTGCAACTCAAGTAGACTTAGATGCTGCTGTTGCAGTGTCAACTACACAAACTGGCGATATTGCCGGCTTAACAACAGCTTGATATGACTAATGTAGGTACTTTACCTGCTAGCGTTGTCGCACAATTAAAAGGTGACATAGGAAATACAGGAGCTGCAGGTAGTAATGGTTCTGATGGATCATTTGACGGTACTTTGAAGACTATTAATGGAGAGAACTTAACTGGTTCTGGTGATATCACAGCTGGTGGGGGTTTTGCTAACCAAATAACTGTTCGTAGTTACGGTCGTGGTAATCATAGTGGTCCACAGGCAACTGCTCAGTCTGCTACATTCACACCAACAGGTACTACCATAATGGTAACAGGTACTGGCGGTGGTGGTAGCGGTCGTGGTGGTGTTACTGTTAGTGTGGCCTCTGGCGGGGGTGGCGGTGCTGCTGTGAAATCTCTGGTTATTGCAGTAACAGCGGGTGTACCGATATCTATAGTTTCTGGAAGAGGTGGTGCGCAGTCTGGTGGTAGTGCTAACGGTAAGGCTGGAGATCCAGCAACTATTACACAAGGAGGCTCTTTACTACTTAGTTTAGGTGCTGGAGCAGGCGGTGTTTATGGATCAGCTGCAGGGGGCACAGTGACAGGAACTCAAGTACCTTCACATAGTATTGGGGTTTTTAATGGAAACAGTGGAAGAACTGGACAGAGTGCTCGTAATAAATCGCCAGGGTTAGGTTATTTCGTAACTGTTAGTAATATAGATAATAGTTTTGAGGGGGGCAATACGGATGGATCCGGATCGGCTAATGCTGATGCTTCAGGTGCTCAACCCGGGTATGACGGGTTTTTACAAATACTATACTAATTAGGAGATAACATGGCAAAATACTGGGCTATCATTGATAGTGATGGCAAAGAATTAAATAGAGTATGGGACGCGGATGGGGTAACTCCTAGTGACTATGACTCTAAAACTTGGATTGAAACAGACAACATTGAGGACTTACTAGGTAAGCAGTATAATGGTACTGAGTGGGTGACCACTGTAGATACTCGTGATTATACAGAAAAGCGTAAAGAAGAATACGATTCATTAAATCAATTTGAAATGCAATTTGATGATCAAAGAGACGGAACCACTACTTGGGTAGATGCTATTAATGCTATCAAAGCTAAGTTTCCAAAGTAAATAAACTAATGCCTCAATATAGAGGTGCTTAAAATCAATTAAGTCGTTAGGAGAAAATAAAAATGGGAAGAAAATTTAAGTTTGTAAAAAAGGACGGTACAGAACTATCTCCTAATAAACTGAAGAAATATATTAGAGGTGCTGATGGTACCTTAAGAGAAGCGTCTACTGCAGAAGTAGAAGCAGCTGCACTTACCGAACTGGTCTTTTCGGGGTCTAAATCAGATATCCGTAAAGGAGAAATGTCAGAACGTAATGTTACTGTACTACATAATAAAGTATTAGAAGTAGAAACATCTGTAGGTACTGAGGAAACTCGTGCAACAGCAGCAGAAGGAGTATTAACAGCTTCTATCTCTACTGAGGAATCAGCTAGAACTTCAGCTATTAATTCTACCAATGCTACATTAGCTGCGGAAACTACTGCTAGAACTAATGAAGATACAGCATTAGGCGGGAGACTTACTACTTTAGAAAATGCTCCTACTGTTGCTCCTATGACTAGTTCAACTATAGCTCCTACTTCTCCTACTGTTGGAGATACATGGTTCAGAACGGATACTAGTGTCTTGTATATGTATGTAAATGATGGGGATTCCCTTCAATGGATAGATATTAGTACAGACACATTAATGGCGGACTATGTTCCATATGCTACTTATACTCCAGCACAAGCTGCTCAAGATGTCCTAATTTCTAATTTATTAGCTGCTAATACAACTAATATAGCATCAATTGCTACTAATACTACTAATATTGCTACTGAGACTACTCGTGCTACAGCAGCAGAAGGTACTAATGCTACGGATATTAGTAACCTACAAAGTAGTAAGGCCACAGTTTTTAATCAAAATACTGCACCTAGTACTGGGTTCTCCGCTGGAGATATATGGGTAGATACAGACGACGCTATTGTTTCAATAGCAGGCAATATTGCCGGATCACTAGAATGGATAGGAGTATAGGAGATGGCATTTTTTAATTTTAGAAACTTTATTCAAAAGAAAGTTAGAACACATAAAAGTACATTTAATTTTGTAACAAAATCGGCAGATGATGTAGTAGACTTTGGAGAAACCGCGTATAAGTTTGATGGTAAACGGTGGCTTAAATCGGAAGATGAAGATGAGATAAGTATTACTGATGCAGTAAATATAGATGACTCCACAACTTACGCGTCTGCTAAGGCTGTGAAGACTCTAAACGATAGTAAAGCTAATACAGATCTTAGCAACGTATCTAGTCCATTACCAGCTGCTGTAGTTACTGAGTTAAAAGGTGATGTAGGTGCAACATTTGTTATGGATGGCACTACACTTAATATTACTACGTAAGGAAACAACATGCCAACACAGAGTATAGATTTAACTAACGTAGCAGACGCTACTTTTAATGGCTCAACTGTTGAGCAGATTAACTTGAACGGTAGCGGCATTTGGACGAAGCCAGTAGTTTCGTTATGGAACATGTATTGGGATGAATCACGAGGAAATCCCGAAGTTGGTGGACCTGATGGTGTAGGTTTGTATAACCTTTCACGCTCTGTAGCTGATACACCACATCCAATGTCAAATCGTTTCTATTCGCCAGATAGTAACGGGGCAATTGCTGACCGTGATGGAGTTGTCTATATAGGTCCGGCTAGAGAGATGGATCAAGGTACTGGAAGTATTGGTGAGGGAAATGAGTTGATACACGCTCAGTTTGTCTCAACAACTGTTCCTTTTTATGTAGCCCCGAACGCTAATCACTTTTATCATTACGGCGTATATCAGATTGCCCCTACAACTTACCACCATCCTGAGATTACTCCTTTTGCCACAGTGAGTCTTGCTGATGGTATTCAGCCTATTGATGGGGGTGTTACAAGTGGGTCAGTTTCATGGCCCTGTACAGTATGTGTTGTGGTTGGTGCGTATGGTGTGTGCGACCAATATGCGGACACGACTTGTTACGGATCTTTTAGTATAACCCCAACTTTGCTAAGTATTGATGGACTACCTTTTTGGAGATTAGACCCTACAACTGGTCGGATGTATTACAAGAACGCTGATTCATGGTGTTCAGTCGATTGATTCAAGTACAGGTAAATAATATATGCCGTAAGCATGAATATGGTAATAAAGATTTACAATACCAAGTAGGTCTTGATACTGTGTTGAAACATTTTGACATTCAAGGGGACATTTGTGGGGTATCCCACAATGGGAGCACTAAATATGATGTGTATTGTCTAGGTAAACCTACTGTGTCTCCAGTAGATTTAAGTCACATTATCACAGACCCTTTAGCGAAGGATTTAATAGCGTTTAAGATAGATTTAGAAGATAATTCTATTAGGACAAAGATATACCATATTGGCAATATATTTAAGATTCCATTTGATAAACCAATTGCGGGAACTGGTGTGTACGTAGGTGAGGACACTTTTACTGTGTATTACCCAACAGACTATGAAGTACCTACCACTAACTACTACGATTTAATGACCCGTCAGGGCTTCTCAGCAACCACTTTTTATAGTGACGGCACAACTAGTGATGAGAGCATATATACTAATACAACTAAAGGGAGTGACACAGATGCCATTAACTAAAATAACAAATAAAGATTACCTGAATCAACTAGTTTCTCTAGTACCTCAGATATACAGCGAATACTTAGCTGCTGAAAGCACCTCTAATAGTACCAGTTTAAATGGTGGGATTCAAGGGTGGGACTTTACACAAGTGGTCATAGGGGGTTTGCCTTTAGCAAACCTTAACCTAATGCCAACACTTAAGACAGAGATAGAATCTTTTCCACCAAACATACACCCTGTAATGATATTAATATCTACTATACGTGGTGGTGAATTATCTGAAGATAATGCACACAGTGAGGGATACCCAACAGGAATGCACAGATACCACATACCTCTAAAACTTTGCGAAGGTGTTGCACTGAATATCGAAGAATACGCAGATAGGTGGGAGCGATATACGTGGGAAGAAGGGTCTGTGTATGAATTTGAAAACCCTCAGAATACTCACTTTATTAGCCAGGGCGATGCACTAGAAGACAGAACTGTATTATTAGTTGACATTTTCGAAGATACACCGCCAACGCAAGAAGAACTAGATTTAATAAAACAGATAGCAGCCCCCTTCTTCAAGGATGGTGAAGATGTGTTTAGTTAGTTTCTCAAAAAACAAGACTTACACTTCAACACAAAAGATTGACAAGTTTGATGGCTCACCTAAGTGGGGGTATATAGACATAACATCTAAATGTTCTCATGGATGTTCCTGGTGTTATGGGGGTTTTAATGAAGACTTAAATTCAGAGATGAGTATCAATGACTTTAAGAATGTACTTGCCAAGTTAAAGGTGATGGGGTTACATCAGATTACTATTAGTGGCGGTGAACCCACTGAACACCCACACTTCTTAGAGATGGTAGCAGAGGCAACTAAAGACTTCATGGTGCATATTTGTTCGCATGGCGATTGGACCAAAGATTGGGCGAAAGACTTAGCAGTATTAGGTGTGAGTCAGATTCAGTTTAACTATCAAGGCTCTAAACGACATGATGGTGTCCATAAAGTATTAGGATCTTACATGAAGCAAGTAAGAGCAATCAAGCAATCTATCGAGGCAGGACTAGAAACAGTCGGTACGGTGACTGTGGGTGCCTACAACTTAAAAGATGTAGATGTTATATTTAAAGAACTGTCAGATTTTGGCATTACTCGGTTAAGGGTATGGGAAACAGTTGGCAAGGGTAACAAGTGGCGTAAGGGTAAAGAAGCAAAAGAGATATTTGAATTATGTCAAGAGTCAGCATTTAAGTTAGGTTACTTACACACACAATCCTATGATCCTGAGTTTAAAGCAGACAGTTTTGTATCTTGCCCTGCTATGAGCGAAATGCTTATGTATATTAATTCTGATTCTGAGTTGAGATTCTGTACTGCTATTGATATGCCTATTGCCTCATTTAAAGAAGATACATATCAAGTTATTCAAAACAAGTATTCAAAATTTATGAAAGACGTGGCAAGTAAAGGAAGTCGTTGTGTAGCTAGAGAAGAATGATAGTAGCACTCACTTTTATTGTAATCGTTTCTACCCTATATACTTTGATTGGATGGGATAGAGTAGGCGATTGTATGAGGAAATGGTTCGATAAAGAGTATTGGACTGACTATAATATTATTGAGTTTCTAGCATGGTTTGCTAAAGCGTTAATAATAATACCTGCATTGATATTTCATCAAGAGATATGGCAATTACATTTTGCAACATTAGTCACGTCATCATTACTCATTTGGGCATCCATGAGGAAGGGATTGCCTACTCTGTTAGCCTTTAATACAATGTGGATTTTGTTGTCTTTGATTGTTATAACGAGGAATATAGCATGAAGAATATCGTGATTGTAGGTGGTGGTGCAGCAGGATGGATGTGTGCATCTTACTTAGCATCTCGTAAGCAATATAATATTACTATTATTGAATCTCCGCAGGTGGGAAAAATAACGATTGGCGGTTCTACTACTCCTTACTTAAAACGCTTCTTTGATGATATTGGTTACCCCGATGAATCCTACTGGATGCCTAAGTGTGACGGCACTTACAAGCTTGGCGTATTATATGATGACTGGGATTATAAAGGCTCACGTTGGTGGAATAGTTTTGAAGTAGATGAAAACAAATTCCCCTACTGGAACAAACAGAGAGCTGAACAAGATTTACCCCGAGAAGATTTCTATAAGTCTTGTATATTCTCAGCACACGTTGGTATGAATGATGAAGGCAAGATTAATAAAACTAAAGATGGTAAAGCTGCTTATGTATACCGTGCTACTAAATCTTATGGTGGTTACGTTCAGACACACGCTTATAATTTAGATGCTGGAAAGCTTGGTGACTTTTTACAAGCACATTTCTCAGATAAGGTAACACATATTGAAGCACACATTGATAAGGTTATTCATAATGACGTGGGTGTCAGTGAGCTAATTGATGCTAATGGTGGAAAGCATACAGCAGACTTGTTTATCGATTGTACGGGCTTTAAACGCCTATTGATTGACAAAGTATGCGATACACCAAGAAAATCGCTAGAACCATATTTAACACACGATAAAGCTATGGTAATGCCAGTAGCTTATATTGATGCTCATAAAGAAATGAACCCACGTACTGGTGCAAAAGCAATGAGTGCTGGCTGGATGTGGAATATACCTCTATATAGTACGATGGTGAATGGCTATGTATATGACTCAAACTTCATAACTGATGAAGAGGTTGAAGCTGAAATGCGAGAAGTAATTGGTGATAGAGTTAAGGATATTAAGCCTTTTGTTATTCCTATGAATACCGGTCATTACTCAGAACCGTATTCAAAGAATGTAGTGGCTGTTGGCTTATCAGCAGGATTTATCGAACCGATGGAAGCCACACTAATAATGAATATCCAACACTCAGCTTATAATATTCATCAGGTATTGAATGAGAAAATGAGTAAGGATGTTTATAACGATATTACACGAGAGTCACTAGCCGACACACTAGACTTTCTATCAACTCAATATTATCTATCTCACAGAGAGGATTCAAAGTTTTGGAAGTCAAGAGGAAAAGCTACGCATATCACTACACGTATGAAGTCTTGGCTGGAGACTTGTAAAAAGGCATTATTACCGCCTGTCAAAGATGTGTTATTTATTCCTAATTGTTGGATAGCTAAGTTAATTGGTTACGGTTACTTTCCTTCTGGTGATGGTTTTGAAGCACAAGAGCCACAATCACTACCGACATTTAGTGGCACTAATTTTGAGCCACGCAATAAACACAAGTACAAATATGTTGATGAGTTGAACGCTCAACAGCAGATGAATGAGATTCGCAACTTTGATACTAGTGTACTAATCAGCCAAAAAGAGTATTTAGATAGATTTATTTATAAGTCATCTAAAGAGAAGTCCTCATCCTGAGAACTGTCTATAGCTGCCACATAGTTTACCGACTCAATCTCTTGAGGCGCACTCTTAATGTGAGAACTATCTAAGTAGTTATCTACCCAAGGTAAAGGGTTATTCTTAATTTTCAATCCTAATTTACTAGGATCCATACCAATATTAGTCATTCTAATAGCAAAGATGTAGTCCATGTACTCTTTTAAAATTGCTGCATTCATACCAATTAAAGGAGATCCCATGCTAAATAAGTGGTCTATCCATTCATTCTCTTCTGAATAAGCAGTACTAAATAACTCGTACATTTCATCTTCCATCTCTTCTGCTACTTCTACAAATCCTTCTTCTCTATCAGTCCTTAGGAGTTTAATTACTTTTTGGAATACGTCCAAGTGAATCATCTCATCCCTAGCAATAAGTTTAAATATATTACTAGAACCAGAGAAGAGTTTAACAGGTTGCTCGGAAAAAGACCAAGCTGTGACGAACGTAGCAAAAAATCGGATACCCTCAAACATATTGAGTACCATAGCACTCTTATAGATAGCCTTCTTTAGGTCGTTACCAGAAAGCAGAAAGGGTATAGTAGCATCATGCTCGGCACAAGCTATATTAGCTTGATACTTGTCTAGCGTATCTGTAGCGCTATCAAAAGTCCCTAATATAGATTCAGCTCTTTTCTGTACAAATTCGTCTTGTATAATAGACTCAATAAAAGTATCTACATCATTAAATATAGCCCTAACCATTTCAGTATAAGATTCTGAGTGTAATAACTCGTTATTCTGATGATTAGTTAGGTACAACTCCCACTCAGGGTTATTACTAATACCACTATCATTGAATAGTTGTAACGGTCCTCTACCTGCACAACTATCTAGTGCAATAGCAAATTTCAAACCATTTTCAAAGATGTGTCTACCGGCCTTATCAAGTGAATCAAAGTCTGCCTTCTCTTTACTTAAATCAATTTCATTCTTAGACCAGTTACCAATTGCACGCATCTCTTCTGCAAACTCTAGAATCCAAGGATACTTAGGGTCGTGAAAAGTTTGTATATTTCTATTACTTACATTATCCCCTAAGAATAATCGTGTTTCTTTGCTTTTTACGGTTGTTCCTAAATTAAATATCTTCATCAGAATTCCTTCATTAGTGGGAATATTTTAGCAATCTCTTTAGCACACTTTTTTGCTACTTCAATATGCTCTAATTGTGTACCATTAGAACTTCTAAGTTCTATATAATGTACCCAACTTCTAAGTGTTCCATTCATATACATTCTAGACATTGTATTCCCCTCGGGTAATACTACTCTTGCCTGCTCCTTCGCTATATTATTATCAATAGCAAACTGATATGCTTGTGCTGCTGCTTTTATAACCATATCTTGTTGTATACGCCACATAGCAGCTAGACGTGTATCATCTACTTTTATGGAGTTCTGTCTATTTTTGGGATCCTGTATTCTTAGCTCCCTTTGCATAAACTGTAATTCTTTTGTAGGGTCAGCATATCTTTGACTAAACTCTTGGAAACTAAAACTTCTATGTCTTAGTATTTGTCTACCTATGTCTCTCGTTGTTTCAATTTCAATAGTAGCACTAACCATTTCTAGTGGGCTCCAATGCTTGTGCTTAATTAGATATTTAATTAGTTTTTCTGATGTATCTTTATTGAATTGATTTTCGGGATTAGATACTCTAGCACAAAAAGCTATAAGTTCTTGTATATCCTTTACATCATTATCAAGCATATACTCACTGGGTTGAGAATATGATATAAGAGTAGCTTTAGTAACGCTATCCCCCGTATTTATAAGTCTAGTCGGCATTGAAGCTGATTGAGTATTAATATTCTGATTATCTTTAGGTATCTTCATTTCGTCTGCTCCTTTTAAGTACATTGACCATTTTGATATAGCTTTATTTTTCTGTATCTTCATTTTTCTTTTTATCCTCTAATACAGCTTTACCAAACAGTATTCCCATTTGATACTTCGCGTTGTCTAAGTCATTTATGTTTTTTGACTTCTCATACTTGCGTAAATATTTCTCTATCTTTTCTCTAAGCTTTTTCATATTTTCTTTCCTATTACGTTAAAATTACAGCTAATTGATACTCTATTAGAATTGCTTCTATTTATATTTACTTGGTGCGGTAAATTACCTGGAAATACTCGTAATGCTCCAGTAGAAGGGGGTAAGTAATACCTATAGTCTATCGCAGGAGTATTAGTGCGTAATAACTGTGGTCCTCTAAATCTATCTAGTACTAAATCTCCTTGCTTTTCGTGTGCATCCACATAGTATACACACGATATATCATGTGTTGCATGAATATGAAATTCTTGAAAAGATCCAGGTTTTCCTACATTAAAAAATGACTGTACTAATTCTACTTTATTATGTTCTAAAGATACTCCTATCTCTGTAACATAAGATTCTACTCTACTTTGTATTTCTTTAGCTAACTTTTCAAATATAGTATCAGATAGTAACTCTGAATTATTGCCAATACTAGTTTCCATGTTTGAGTCCCATCCTGGTGGCTCAAAATACTCTAGTTTCATAATATACTCTAATAAATCTTTATTCTGTATATTCTGTATATTATCTAGTAATACAATAGTTGGCCACAGTGCTTGCATATTATACATTCTACTCTCCTTTGTTATATGCTACATGCTCCTGATTCGCATCCGTTAATAAGTGTTTCACTAATATTCTCTTTATCTTTTGTTCTTATATAGTATAGACTTTTTAACCCATACTTATAAGCTGTAATAATATCTCTTTTTACTCTATTACTATCTAAAACTTTATTGGGTAATTTAGTTAAATCATACCATTGGTTTGTACTCATACCTTGGTCAATAAACTTCTGTAAAATAGCCACTAATTTTATATACTCTGCTGAGTTATTACCCGGTAAGTCCCAGGCTTTCATATAGTAGGGCTCTTTCTCAAAATCTGGTACAAGACTTTTAACTGTAAAGTTAGACGCCTCAAATGTATCTGTTGTACTTTGAATCGGGTCAATACCTTGGGTACTATTGGATACTAATGAACTGCTGGCAGTTGGAGGAATAGCGCTCAAAGTAGTATTACGAATACCAAATTTTGCTGCTCTATCACTCAAAGTACCCCAGTCACACAATAAATCATTTGGTGTAATTAAGTCTACATTAGTATTATATGTATGAATTGGCATTATTCCTTTAGAATAGCCACTATTATCAGAGTATTCACAAGCACCCTTTTCCTCTGCCAAATCTACACTTGATTTAATTAACCCATACTGGAAACGTTCCGCCCACTCATGTGTTAATCTTTTAGCTTTATTAGTCCCTAAAACTGCTTCATTCTTAGCCAAGAAGTGAGCAAAGTCACTAATACCAATACCTAAGAATCTATATCCTTTTGTAGGGTATTCAGTTGCATCCATAGGGTAGTCTTGTACATCAATTAAGTTATCTAAGAATCTTACCATAGTATCAGTAAGTATATCTAACTCATCAATTGAATCTAACTTACCAAAGTTTATACACCCTAATATACACAATGAAATCATACCATCATCTAAATTATAGTCTTTGATTGCTTTACCCGGAGTTTTCTTTAGTCCGTCAAACTTTACATCTTTAGTAGGTAAGAATATCTCACTACATAAATTAGTTTGAGTAATTTGTTCTTTGAACATTCCTTGTTGGTTAACATTGTCAATAAAGTGTATATAGATACGACCAGTACCTACCCTTTCTTTCACTAACTTATTAAAGATTTCAACTGCTGTCATAGACTTCTTACGTAGACAAGTTTGTTCTTCATAGTTTTCGTAAGCTTTCTTAAATGCTACAGGATCTCCATAGTGTTCAAATAAGTCAGGAACTTCCTCAGAACTGAATAAAGTCCAATTCCCCTTACTAAGAACTCGTTCTATGAAAAGATTTGGTAAACCAATTGAATAATCGATAAACCTAGCGCGATTAGTGTTACTACCTTGATTATTTTTGTACTCAAGTACATCCATTATCTCCCAGTTAAATATAGGATAGTTTACTACTGTGGCTCCAGTTCTTAAACTATTCTGCGTAAATTGTTTACTAGCAGATTCTATGGCCTTTAATAAGGGTAGGGCACCAGTATGTTTTACAGTGTTATTTTTTACAGGAGCCATAATACCACGTATAGGCCCCATATCTACGCCAATACCTGCTCTATTAGCAGTCATTAATGATAGGGCGTATTCAGATGCTAAAATAGACTCTGAAGTATCCCCCATCTTTAATAAACAGCAAGAACTGAACATTTTTAATCGTGTACGAACTCCACTAATAATAGGAGTAGGTAAAGATATCTTGTCGTCTTTAAGAGCAGTATACATTCTTATGACTAATTCAATACAATTATCTTCTAAAGCAAAAATAGTCATTGCAATAAGCATAAATGTTTCTTGAATCATTTCTAATCTTCTATCAGTTTTAGTATCTTTGATTAGATACTTACTATCTAACTGAACGATAGAAGAATAGGGTCTGGAGAAATCATTATTATAATCCATAACAGATTCTAACATATCAATTTCTTCCTCTGAATATAGTTCTAAAATAGTTGGGTCATATAGACCACTAGTGATATTTAATTTAATATATTCTAAAAAGCCTATAGGTTGAAAACTACCGTACACTTCTTTTCTCATCTCCGTCACTAATAGTCTACCTGCAAAGATAGAATAATCAGGAGTTTGTGGACTAATTTTTTCAGCTGCAGATTTAATTAAAGTTTGCTGGATGTCAGAGGTACTCATACCATCCGCAAATTTAATGTGAGCGCTAATAGCTGTATCACTTACTGAAACATCTAACTCTCTACCTAAGTCCTCTTTCTTACAGTTCTCTAGCATTGCGTGAATATTATCGATATTTAATGGATTCTTATCCCCGTTTCTCTTAGTTACTTCCATATGTATCCTTATATGTAATATTTATTGTATAAACTTCTTGGTCAATCGGCGCATACCGAATATACTTGCTCTCTAATCTCTGTGCAGTTGTCTACACCAATAGCATCAGAAGAATAAGTCTCTAAATCCATAAGTTCATAGTTCTTATAAATATTAGCCGCACCAAATTCATTCAATGCTTGAATATATTTATACTTACCACTAATAGGTAAGCTTGCTGCTATATCAAAAGCAGAACCATACTGTTCAATCAGTCCTACTGCTCTTTTTGGCCCTATACCAGGGACTCCAGGTACATTATCACCAGAGTCACCACAAAGGCACTTGAAACTAATATACTCTCCCCTATCAACTTCATAATGTTCACTCCAATTATCTTTTGTTACCTCTTTTCTAGTAATATAGCTAAATCTACTTGTTTTGTCATCAATTAATAAATCCCAATCCCTATCAGTAGATATTAGCCAAATATTTTTATCCAGTATCTCAACTAAGTATGCAGCCAAGTCATCGGCCTCTACTCCTTCGTACTGTAATACTATAAAGTGCTCTTTTAGTAATTCTAAGGTATCATTGTAATCTTCCATAAAGTTAGCAAACTCTGCTGCTTCCTTTTCTGTCTGTTTAGCATATTTCGCCTTTCTATTACCTTTATACTCGGGAAGAATTCCTAGTCTATATCTAGAGCCTCCTCTTCCATCAGCTGTAATTATAACTTTATCAGCATTATAAGATGCTGCTAAAGATTGGACTGTACCTAAGTATGAGTCCTTAAAATGTCTCGTCTTAGCATGTTTATATCTAAAAGCTAAGTTTAAAGCATCGACAATCATTATGTTGTCTGTACTTTCTATCTCTTCTGAAAATGATTTCACCTAAAATCCTCCGTTTTCTTTGTTTTTAACCAATTATCGAATAAATATATAAACAAACATATTTCTTCTGTCGGTTGAAAAATTAACTCTGGGGTTATCATCTCTCCGTTTTCTGTCGCAATCAGCCATTTTCCTCTGTTCTTCTTGAATACAAGAATAGGTTCGGCTTTCATCTCTTCTGCCTCGCGCGTTGCTTGTGCCCAAAACTTTTCGAATTGTGAGGTTGAATCATTTAATAAATTCGAATGAATTTGATCTTCGGCATATGATTTTACCTCAATACAATACCTGTTGCGTTCGTTGGAGAGGTATACGTCCCCTTTAATATGTCCTGCTCCAGATAATGGAACTCGCTCCCAATTATCTAAACCAGTATGTTTTCGTAGTCTATCGCGGACTTTATACTCCGCGGTACGCCCTTTGGCCCTACTATCAATCATATTACTCTTTCATATTATGACCACATTCGGGGCATACTCCGTCATCTGGCATTTCACCTGACCAGCTACACTCAGAACAATCTACCTCAGCATCTTCAAGTATAGCCAGCTGTTCAGCTTCTATTTCTTCGTGACTTTTAAAAGTTCCATCAAGAATTGCTCCCATTACTTTCTTCACTTCTTCTAAAGGAGCTGCTCCCACACCAACGAACACACGCTCTGTATCTTTGAATACCATAACACTTGGGTAAGCATTGGTTTCTAAAAAGGGTTTTTCAATGTTCTTTGTGTCAAAAGACGCCCAACTCATACTTGGAGTACTCTCTACTATTGTTTCTAATTCTGGTACAAAGTGTTCACATACTGCACATGTCTTTGAATGCACAACTACTACTGCGAATTTATTACTTTCTACCCAATTTTTTACTTCTTCTACCGTTTCTAATATTTTCATTATCCTTCCTCTAATCTTGAAATTTTCTTTTCTTTAATAACTAATACCTTATTTAATAATGGGTGACTCCATTGATGAGACACCAAAAATGTATTAAGATCCATTTCTTCTAATAGTATTTCTACTAACTTCTCTTTTCCAAAGTCATCTAGTACATTGATAACTTCATCCAAGAACAATACGTTTATTCTAGTTTTTGATAGTGTTGCCATAAGAGACCTAATTGCTAATAACATAGCAGTATTTACTCTTGCGAATTCCCCAGAAGATAACGCTAATATATTGATTGGTACGCCATCATCAATAATAATCACATTTAATTTATCATTAGCAATATCGAAAGATAATTCAAATCTACCGTCTGATAACTCTCCAAGATAAGTATTAGTTAAAGACTCTAAATCCTTGACTAAGTTCTCAATCTTATAAGCAACAAGACCATTTGTACTAAATGCTTTCTTTAATACCTCAAGAATAGCATAATCGTCTTGTATATTTTTCAACTTTCTTTGTTTTTTCTCTAAATCTTCTATAAACTCACTAAGTTGAGAGGCTACGTAGTCTACTTCTGTATTATGCTTTGTTGCTTTAATATTATAAGCTTCAATAGCCTTTGCTGACTTTAATTGACCTCGTATAGCTTCTTCTAAGTGTTTTATTTCATCTTTTAGCTCTCCCTTGTCATTAACTTCTTCGGGTATAGAAATATCTATTAGATTATTATATTTCTCAAATTTTGTAATAACAGTTTTATGTTCTTGGTATATAGTATTAACGTGTTTCTGTACTGCTATGTCTTGCTCCAATAAAGAAATACTTTGCTCTGCTTTTTTAATTACCCCCAATTTTTCATCAATTATTGAAGTTTTAACTTCTTCATTAATGTTTTGCAGACAAGTAGGACAAGAATGTCCTAATTTCTGCAACTTGGCTTCAACTGCTTTTGCTGCTTGAATTCTACCTGTTAATGAACCAACTTCAGAAACTTTCTCATCATAGTTACTTGGCTCATCTGGACTTTTAGTTAATTCATTAAAATCAATATTATCTCTTATTGCTTTATATTGGTTATTTTGTACTACTTTTCTATTTAAAGAGTCTATGTCTTTTAAAGTATTTTTATTGACTGCTAGAGACTCTTGTATATCTTGGTCTACTAAAATAAGTTCTTTCAAATCTATTTTAGTAGTATCAAACTCTCTGTGCTTATCTGTCCAAGAAGATATAGTAGATATACTACCTTTTAAGTCACTAACTTCTTCTGCTACTGCTTTGTGAGCATCTTTAAATATATTAAACATTTCTATATACTTTTCTAGATTAAGTAGTTCAATTAAGAACTTCTTTCTAGTAGTATCGGTAGCCGTCAAGAATTGAAGGCTTGATGTGGTACTTTGATAGATTAACTGACTAAACGTTTTAAAATCTAATCCTAATATAGACTCAATCTGCTTATATGTATTAGTTGCTGTGTGAGAAGATATATCTTCCTCTCCATGAGTTAACTTTACTTTTAACCCTTTTGCTCTTGAAGATTCAATACGATATTCTTCTCCATTTACTTCGAAGTTTAAAGAAATAGAATATGTATCTGTATCTAAGTTTCTATTAACAATGTCAGCTTTTTTAATGCCTTTTGAATTTTTATTGAATAAAACTTCTTCAAGTATAATTGGAATACTGCTTTTACCAGTTCCATTTGTTCCAACTAATTGTGTCAAATTAGTTTCACTTAAATCAATACTGTTACCTTCTCCGTAGCTAAAGCAGTTATTCCATTTCAGTTGCTGCAATATAATCATGAAACACTCCTAAAATATTCTTTACTTTCTTGTTATTTAACTCTAACACCTTAGTTAGATACTCTGATAATTCTTCTTCAACCGATACACAATGCATTAAGTCTAATGCTGATTCTGTATTTCTTTTAACTACTTTTTTATCTAATAGCTCTGAATCACCATCAACTTTAGATAGTTCAGTTACATCACCTTCTAATTCATATATTGTATGATGAAACCCAGTTTTAATCATTTGGTCTGGGTGTGATACTGTTTGTCTAAGTAATTGAGGCATCCTAATAGATAGCCAACTCCATTCTAGTGTTTTATTATCAAATAATATTATCCCAGTATCAACTGGGTTTCTATGAAAAGAAGTAGTAACTGGGCTACCTGGATATACAATGTTTAGTTGAGAATTTTCATGGGAGTGTAAATCACCTGCTAAAACGATTTTCCATCTGTCAAACTTACTCAAGTCGATCTCGGGATGAACGTGTGGCGGTATTTGTCCTCTTACATGGGTCATTAGTACATTGCCCGTAAAATCTTCAGGTTTAAACGTCTTTAGCTTATTGTAAGGAATAATATCTATATTCTCTAACTTATAGTAGTCATCAATAATCTCTACTAAAGGGTTAAGGTGTGAAGTTACCTCTTTTAAATTTGTTAAGAAGGTAGTAGTTTTCTTTAATGCTTCATGATTTCCAGGGTATATAAGTGTTCTTATATTTACACCTTTTACAAAATCAAAATATAACTCTAACTCTTCTAAATTAGGTACTCTATCGAATAAGTCTCCTCCGATAACATGAATATCTACTTGTTTTTCTAACTTATATAGTTCTTTAAATAATATATTATATCTATTTAAAGCCCAATCTTTAGGTACGTTTTTCTGTCCTAGCTTTAAGTGCCAGTCTGCTGTAAACATTATCTTCAAGATTCTTTCTCCTGATAAAAAAGGCCCATTGAACTGACTGCTCAATAGGCCTTAGTAGGTTATCCTAGACTAGATTAACTCTGCTTCTACTTCGGCTGGAGCCTTTTCTGTGGCTGCCATACCTAAGATTCTAGTTTCAATAAAAGATCTCTGGTCATCCGATGATGGACGTTTCAGAATATTATCAATTGAATCAGCATCCTCAACAGTCTGCTTTTCGTCGTCTGTTAACGCTCTATTTTCTAATGCGCGTACTCTTAGTTTGTACTCTACATTATATGGTAAAGGGCCAGTCTTTTCTTTAGTAAACTTGATATCCCAACCACCTTCGCTGTCAGTAGGATCACCTAATCCTTCTTTTGCTTCGAATTTAATTGAATCAAATAGTTTACGTTTAAGATTAACTACTTTAGCTTGGCCATCTTTTAAATCAATGCCCCACATTACGTATGCCCATGATGGCTTCATACGTTCGCCTTTGTCGTCTTTAAGTAGCTTCTCTACCCAGTCTACCTCTTTGTTGTCGAATGTCTCTGTATCTCTATTATATGCGAGACACTCCATTGGAATGCGCTTACCATCGGAAGGATTACTAACCCAGTATACATAACGAGCTAAGATTCCACCGAATAATCTTACTTCGTTTTCTCCCTCATTGTATGCGTAAGTTGTAAATGAATTCTTCTTAGCTGCGCCTTGTGTTTCTCCAAAATTTAATGCCATGTTATTTCCTCGTATGTGAATGTTATTAAGTTGTTATTTATTGTTATTAAGCGATTACTCTTTAATTCTTCTTTAGAATATGGAGCAAACTCTAGCGGTAACGTTATAGTAGTGAAAAATGAAAAGTCTAAGTAATTCCTAAGACTGGCTAACTCTAAGTATTGAACAATCTGATCTAGGGGTACTCTCCGTCTATTTAGTATTAAAGGTTCTGGGTTAATTAAAAAACTATCCCCAGATAGTTCGTAGTATAACGGTGAGATCTTATACAGATGCCGGTTTGTAAGTATGTCCAACATTTTAAGCATAGTCTTTTTAGAACCATTACTTAAGGTAACCATACTCTCCCAGCTGAATCTAATCATTTAAATTTCCATTTTTCAAGATATATTATACCAATTTTTAAGCAATTTGTCAAGAAATATTTTTCAGTCGGTATCCCTGACTTATGTAAGTCCCTAACCTAGATTCAGCTTGCCTAGCGGCAGTTTTACCTTTTAGCTGTATGTCTACTATTATTGGGTCCAGTTTATTATCACATACTCTAATCACTCGCCCCATTAACTGTATTAATAAGGGTTCGTTATTAATTGGCGTTCCTAGTATAAGGCAGGATAACTCATTAAGAGAAATTCCTTCACTAAATATACTCTGAGTACCAAACAGTATCTCTTTCTCTCCACTTTTTATTTTGCTCATTTCTTCTTCTCTTTCTTCTTGACCTAGGTCTCCAGTAATACTAGTAGCGTTATCACCGCATAACTCACTGCAGGATTTAAGAAACGATACTCTATCACTAACTACTAAAACCCTATGTCCTTTGGCTGCGTATACGGAAGCAAGTTGCGATACCATATGCTGATACTCAGTATCAAAGGCAATTTGATTAACTCTAAGTGCCCAAGGTATAGAAGCCGAATCTGGAAATCTAACATCACTATGTACCCTAACAATACTTGGTACCATAAAGTTTTCTTTCTTCGGCTGAAAAACTATATTTCCAAAATAATCTTTAAAAATAATATGCTTTCCATCTTTACGTTTTAATGTGCCTGATAACCCTATTTTATATCTAGCTTTCATCTTATCGATAATTTTACTAAATGTAGGGGAACTGATGTGATGACACTCATCAATCATTATAGTACCAAAAATTTCTTCAATTTCTGATACTTTCTTGTTTAAGGTTTGAACATTACCAACTACTATAGGAGTACTAGTACCAAACTTGCCACTTCCTATAATATCAGGTTCAAACCCTAAAGTTTTCTTAATTTCTTTAGCCCATTGATTTCTTAGTGCCACAGTATGAGTAACTACTAAAGTCTTTTGTTTAAGGTTGGCTGCGATTGCTATTGCTGTAAAAGTTTTACCCCAACTAGTAAATGCGTTTATCATACAATTATCATCTACTTGTCTAAATATCTCTTTCTGCGACTCTCTGAGTTCTAATCTAAACTCTGGAAATTTTACAGCATTTTTTAATCTCTTGTCAATTATTTCATAGTCCTCGGGTATTAAGTCTAATCTACCAATTGGGATACTTGCTAAACTTGAGTTAACTCTAGCCATTGTCTTTATTACTTCTGGTGGAATATCAAATCTATAAGCTGGTATAGTATAGGTTAATTTCTGATCTAACTCTGCTTGAAACTCCGTGTCGGCTGTAAGGTAAATTCTATTTGTTAGTATAGCTTTTTTCATAGATTTTTATCCTCTAATTAATTCATATTAATGTCTTGTTCAAATTCTTTTAAACGTATAACAACTGATTTAAGTTCAGTTACTGTCATCCAATTTTCAGTAAAGAAGCTCATACTTTCATGTATCTTATCAAATGCATTACCAATTTGAATAAGTGTTCCTAGTGTAATTGCACCTGCAAAGAATTGAGGACTTGCTATTAAGTATGGAATTACCACTCCTGATTGAAAGTATAAGTTCTCCCATAATGAATAATACTTATAATTATCGTATAGCTTATAGTAGTTTATCTTTAATGTATCAAACATAGTGAATAATGATTTATTAGTATAAACATCTTTCTCATCCTCACAATGTACTAATGCCTTTCTGAAGTGTGCTTCTACTACTTGATTAGCATATTCAAGTCTAGGTAACTTACGACCTACTATTGCTGAAACTGCTAGTCCTCCGATACTAATACCTAATGCTATCCAAATCAAATAGCCAGGAATACCAAATCCTTCACTTAGAGTCCATAAGACAGGAAGGAAGAATACTAGAATCATAATGGCTTTAATGAACCCTTCTCCAAGTACCCACACGAACCATGCAAATTTTCTTGTATCTTCTTGTATACGTTGACTAGCACCTTCTGTATGACTATCCATTGCTTTCCATTTAGGAATGTATAGCTTAGTCATAGCTTCACGCCATCTGAAACTAAATCTATTCCCAATAAATTGCGTATATGCGAATAAGAAGATTGCTAGTAGGGCTAATGGAACGAACCCCCACGTGGTCACATCATAAGCTAACAGATCACCTCTGTTTATGAAGCTCTCTAAGAAAGCTTCTTGATTCTTATTCTCAAGAGAGTCATAAAAAACCTTATACCAATCATTAAACTGTCTTGTTAAATAGGCTTGAAAGCCCACTAGAAAGGCGAGGAAAGAAAGTGTCGCCCATGCGTAGACTTTATCAGCCCCTTTAAAAAAAGATTTAAACATTTATATACTCCTCTGACCATCTATTATCTGGACATTTATATGATTCTTTATTTATAACTAAGTTTAAGTAAGCCATTGATCTAAAACATATAAATACCTTTGGTAACTCAGTCTTTATTCTATAAGGACATTGTATACATACCCTATACCTCTCTAGTGGATTAATCACTGTATAGTTCTATTAGTAATAATACTAAAAATATAGGAATAGATACTATACCTAGCATTACTACTCCAACTGCTAATAGGAAAAGTAAAACTATAGCACTTGACTCTGAGAATACTTTTTCTAAATCAATCTTGTTGAATTTTTCTTTGGTTCTTTGCATAAGTCCCATAATAAATAACCTCCAGATTCTTTTAAAACTCCTATATACTTTAACTCTGGGTCAAGAGGGAAGTCTAACTTAAAGGGAGGTAACCCCTCTCCTTTAACTACAGACCCTGCTCCATCCACATATTTAACGTATTCTATAGGCTTATATATTAGAGGTACATAATGAGTCTTATTGTACTCAAATAATGTACCTCTACTATCTATCCATTTGTATGCTTTACCGTTTAACTGTATAACATCCCTAACACTATTGACAGCTTTGGTCAATCTATATAATACTTCATCGTCTATCCTTATTCTACGAATACCTAAGGTACTACCCTCTAATGAAGTATCGTCTATTATTTTATCCCCATACTTATCTCTAATAACTAGCTTAGTACCTTCATTACGAATATACTCAGCTGTTCTAATAGGGTATACGGGGAATAGTAATTTAGACCAATTCACTGTACTGTTTTTCAAACTTACCGAATGAGTAATCATCTCCAATTTCTACATCCACACCGATTGGACTACCTGCAATAGATAACCCACGATCTTTTTGAGTAAACTCTGCCATTTTCTTACAGAATATCTCTACTTGATCTTCTCTTACGTGTGCTACAATTGAATCGTGTACTAGAGCAAAGATATCCCCATCAATACCTTCTTCTTTCATCCAATTATGGGTTTCAATAGCTGCTAATAGATTGATATCACTAGCCACCGATTGAACTAAGAAATTAATACCTGATCTTATTTCATGAGAAGCAATTCCTTGGTCTCTAGACTTAACATTAGGTAATCTTCTTTTTCTTCCCAATAATGAGTAAATACTTCCCTTTGCTTTAATTTCTTCTTTAGAAGTATCAAGCCATAGCTTTAATGTTGGGAATGTTTCAAAGTATTTATTAATAGTATCTTTGGCTTGTTGTATAGAGAAAGGTTTTCCACTATCCTTTGTTACGGTTTGAGATACTTTAGCTGGGCCACTACCATACATAATTCCGAATGTAATAGCTTTAGCAGCTTGTCTAGCCGTAGGATTATTATTTTTTACATCTTCAACAGCATCTCTTAACCCGAATACCATTTTAGCAATAGTAGAGTGTAAGTCACCGCCGGTTTTAAATACATTCTGTAATTTAATATCATTACTAAGGACAGAGGCAACATAGACTTCAGCAGTTGCTAAATCCTGCGATACAATTTTATAACCTGGTAATGCTTTTACACACCCTTTAACAGCAGCATTATCTCTAGGTAATTGCTGCATATTAATCTTTCCACTACTTGATAATCTTCCTGAAGTAGTAGAAGTTAAATTAAAGCCAGTTCTGATTCTATTATCGGCATCAAGCTCAGGTATAATCTTATCCAAATATGTATTCTTAATTTTAGTTTTTTGTCTTATATCAAGAATTACCCCAGGAATAGCATGCTCAGAAGATAACTGTTTTAATACATCAGCATCAGTAGATTGAGCACCAGTACCAGTTAATTTACCTGTAGGAGTTAATCCTAAGTAATCAAATAGTAGTACTCTTAGTTGCATTACACTATTTGGGTTAAAAATCTTACCTTGAGCCTTTTCAAATGCGTGTATCTCAGCATATTCATACAACTTATCTTTAGCTTTAGTAATTTCCCCTTCCATTAGTTTCTGAACTCTTTCTAGTCTACCAATATCGAAAGGAATACCATTTTGTTCTACATCTTTTAAGAATATCATACCAGGTACCATAAGTGTTTTATATACCTTCTTTAACGCATCTGACTTCACGATTAGATTAGAAAACTTATTGTATAATTCATATGTAACTGCAGTATCAATTGCAGCATACTCAGATAGAATATCGAAAGGAATTAAATCATATGTAAAATCTCCTTTCAGTATCTTATGGTCTCTGCAATACTTTACTCTAAATTCATCTAGAGCTTTATCATAATCTCCATAGTCTGTATACTTCATAGCCAATTGTTTTAGACCATGAGAACCCTGTGTTTCATCCAATACATAATGCATTAGCATAGTATCAGATACTTTAGGAAACTCAAATCCAAAATGATACTCAAGCATCTTTAAGTCAAACTTAGCGTTATGAAATACTACTAGTCTACTGGAGAACAAAGCTTGCATAAGTCTTTCAGTGTCCTCTCCAATACATTCGGTAGATATGTAAACACCTTGTTTACCCTTATGTGAAATGCTAATGCCCAGTACGTAACCGTCTCTCGGGTATAAAGCCGTTGTTTCCGTGTCACATGCAATAAATTTAACTGCATCATCCTCGAGTACCGATCGAAGATATTCATTTGCCCTTTTTTCATCTGTTATGCCCTCAAAAGTACCAGATACAGTTGGCGGCTTCTCGCCTGCTATATATCCGTGTAGTTTACCCAATGTTTTATCCCAAAGAGGTTTAGCTTCGGGCTTAAAACTTAACATTGCAGGATTAATCATAGGGATAAATTTATCATCTACTAGATGCCCTGCAAACTCTGTAACTGAACTTATACCTGCAATATATTTAGCAGCTTCAGAACCGATTAGTACAACAAAATCGTAATCATCGGCACTAAACTCTAAGTCAACATCCCTCTTTAGTAATTTTTTTACCTTCACAGAGGACAGGTGATGTTGTTCAAAATCAAAATTGAAAAATCTATCGTATCTAACATTGTTAGGATTTTTATCTACTACTGCAACTTTCACTATCTTCTTCTCCTTTTTTTATTTTCCAAAGAGATATTATATCGTCTTTTAAGGAAAATGTCAAGACTTAATCTTGTTTTAACATATTAATAATGTGATTCACTTGCGTCTGATTAAGCGAACCAGGGTCTAATCCTTCTTCATTCTGTAAACTCATGCTCTCTATATCCACAATAAAATCTTCTTCAAGAAGTCTTTTTGCTTCTATTGCGCCTGCTAGTCCAGCTCCATCCCCATCAAACATAACCCATATCTTAGATACACCTTGAAGTTTTAATGCTCTCATATTCTCTACATTGATATTTTTAACCCCTAGTACTGCTACAGCATTTGGGACTCCTTTATCAATTAAATTTAGAGCATCAAATATTCCTTCAACTAAAATTATACTTCCATACACAGTTTTAACTTTCGCTGGGAATAATGGCAGTTCTACATTAGCTGGGCTAATATTATATTTAGGGTCGGCATTACTGTTTACATATCTACCAATAAATGCCTTAATCCTTCCTGTAATATCTTTTAATGGGAATACTACTCTACCTACATGTTCAGAGTCGTTATGAGTAAATGCTCCTACACTTATGTAAGTTTCTGCTTTAATATTTCTATAATCTTTATTAAAAGGTACAGAATTAGATGGTATAGATAACCCTATTGAGGATTGTCTAATTCTACTAATTTTATCTTGTAGCTTCTTTACTTTAATATTCTGCCAATCTCTAGATACATTGTATAGTTTAAATACGTTTCCCTTAAAGCCACAACTAAAGCACTGGTAAGACCCAGTTAACTTATCGATGTGCATACTAGGGTTATTATCTTCATGCTCTGGATTTAGACATCTAACTACATAATCCTGCCCTTTTGGGGTAAAGGATATTCTTCTATCATTTAATAATTCTTCTACATTCATATATTTTTACCATGGTAAGTCATCTTTATCTCTAGCACCTGCTTTTCTTTTTGGAAAAGGAGACGTATCATCATCATCGTCATCTGACTTCTTACTAGGTTTAGGAATATCAACTGGAGAAATCTTTAAAGAATCCCAATCAATAGGAGAGGTAAACTCAACTTCAGGTCCCGATCTAGTTTTAGTAGATGTTAAAGTTATGGCACCATCTTCTTTAGTATGTGACTCTAATAAGAAGGCAATATCAGGTGAATCTAATAGTCCTTTGGAAAATCTTGCTTCACCTTTTTTATCAATCTGATAAGGACTTATCATAACTAAATCATGCTTACGACCATACTCTTTTAGCTTCTTACTTGCAAAGATTTGGCTCTTCCAGTCGTATATATCTCCGATACCAGTATCAACTTGGTTTACATAGTCAACTACACATAGGGTTAAACTATCTCCGAATTGTGCTTTTAATTTTTGTAACTGTACATCTATAGATGTTAAGCTTAATTCTCTATCATCAATAATTACTATCTGGTTAGCAGGCTTAATGGTACATTCAGATAATAACTCCTTTTCAAATCTTATTGGGTCTTGGTGTTCCCCATACTTTGTATACGCCTCGTCACTATCCTCGAACATATCTGCTCGCATTTTTACTAATTTCTTATATTGTGCTTGACTCAATGTATTCTTTTTAATATCAGAAAAAGGTATCCCTGTTAGCATACTACTAATTCTTTCCATCGTTTCATTGGCTGTCATCTCAATAGTAAATAGTACCGCCGTATTCCCCATTAAATATTGGTTAGCTACCATGTTTGCACTTACTAAAGATTTTCCAGAGCCTCTTTCTCCACCAATCATAATATAATCTTGTCTGAAGGCTCCGCCCCACTCTCCATCGAAAGTGTTATTAATTCCTAAATAAATCTGTTCTTGTTTCTTAGCTTCTATATCTTTGAATAAACTAAAGTTATCCATAGTTGTGACAACTTCTGCTGTAGAAGTTTGTTCGTCTAACTTCATAACTATTTCAGACAGACTGTGTTTAATATCTTCAGAGTCCATTAGGGTTACTTTGTCTACATAATCATCAATAAGATTTAAAGCTGTATTTTGAGTATATTGGTCAATTAAAGCATCAATTGCTAAGTCTAAGTCTATATCTGGTACATCTTCTAAATCTTCTAATGCAACGATATCTTGTCTTAGTACTTCATTTCTTGCTTTAGTGTTTAATTCTTCAAAGTTTGGTATATCATTATAGTCTAAATAATATCGCCTAATCGAAGAATATATAGAGTTATATGCTGAATCGAAAAAAGCTAACTTTATTCTCGCCCAACCATCAAGGCTCTTTTCATTGACCAGTTTGTGAAGTACAACTGCTCCAATATCCATTATTCAACCTTTTTCTCATTATCCATAATAACTTGACATAGTTCTTCACCAAGTTTTCTATGCATTTCCTTCCTAAGTTCATTTAACTTGCTATCATATAATGCTCCTGAATCGTACAGTAACTCCAATTGTTCCTGGGTTATTAGTTGTTGGATTCCAAAATAAATTAAATCCCAAGGATCATTGCTGCTAGGGTACACTTTAACTTCTGTACCTGGACCATACAAGTGCAGATTACGTCTAACAACTTCATCTGAAGTTAGACTTTCTATATCAGCGTATTTTATTACCACTTTCATAATAATCTCCAAACGAAAAAATGGGGGATTCAACGTCGTATTGAAGCCCCCAAATTATTAACTAATAATTAAGCTGCGGCAGCTGCGTTCTTAGCGGCTTTTTTAGCTCCATCATAGTCTGCACAAGTAACACCACGACGTGTTAACATTGTTTTAACACCACGAACAGTCTTTTCAATAGACTCAGCAATTTGCTCTACAGTCATAGCAGAGATATCGCCTAATGCACCTAATGCATCAATTTTAGTTGCAGCACGAGATTCTTTTTGCTTAGGAATTGAATCAATCTCACCAGCACGTAGGAAAGACAATGCTTTACCACGAACAGAGTTAATTGACTTACCTAATGCGTCTGCAATTTCTTCAACGTAGGCAGAGTTACCAACCATTTCTAAGAAAGTTGCTTCTTCTGCAGTAGTATATGTACGTGCTACTTCAACTTTCTCAGCTGGCTTAACATTAGCTGTTAACTCCATAGAAAGTAGTTTACCTTGGATACTCTTTGAAGAGTATTTGCCGTCTGCAAATGCTTCAGCAATTTGTGCGTATGTGTATGCACCAACATTAGCTTCAACAAAATCACGTAAAGCGATTTCTTCTGTGTCTGTAAATGCTTTTTTAGATACTGAAGATGCTAATTCAACGTCATAACCCATTTTACGTAGCTTAGAGCTAATAGATCTTGCAGTAGTTTCTAGTGTATCTGCTGCTTCTAATACTGTTGCTTGTGAAATTGGTGTTACATCACCAACATACTCTACTAATGTGTTTGTACGGTCTTCAGTCCATTTTGGGATATTATTACTCATAATTCTTTTTGTTCCTATTTATTATTTTAAATTAAATTAACCAATTGTTTGATTGTCACAATTGGAATGTTAAGAGATTCGGCCTTTGTTCTCTTACTAGAACTCTTTCCTGTCTCATCTACTAAATAATCTGTATTCTTAGATATTGAGGTAGTAACTTTAAATCCTAGACTCCTAAGATATTCGCCTGCCTCATTTCTATTTTTAAAATCATCTAACTTTCCCGTTATCACTGCTGTTAAGTCTAATACTTCGACAACAGTGTCTTTTTTCTCTGGGGACTTAAATGTAAACGGTAATACATCTAAGTTTCCAACGAACTCTTTGTCTATCCAAGATAGTAGAGAGTCGCATGCCTTAGGCCCTAACCCAGCATCTGTGCAAGTCTTATGCGTAATGTCATCTATATGATGTACTTTATCTGTGATTTTTCTTGCTGCCGTGCTACCGATTAGGTTTATTGAAAAGGCATTGAGTAACTTATCTAAAGACGATTCTTTTGATAGTTCTAGTTGATTCGCTAGTTTAGTACCTAGCTTATCTCCTATTACATTAATCATTTCTTGGATAGACAAGTTGTATAGGTCAATAACTGTTGAAATGCCTAGTTTCTCTATCGTCTTCGGTCCGAGTCCTTTTATCTTTAGCACCTTTGAAAAATGCTCTAATTTTTTGGAACTTTGCGCCTCACACAATGAGTTTCTACAAAATAACTGGTCTTTCACCAGTTCCAAACTACTACCACAAGAAGGGCATGAGGTTGGTGGATTAATTGGTTTACATCTCATAGTTATTCTTTCATTTTATAATAGTAATTATACTTTAAATTCAGCTGAATGTCAAGAATTAAATTTTGTCAGGTAGAGTAAAATTTCTTTAAACTCGTTTTACAATCATTGGAATAATCTTTCCACTTCTTATAACCTCAACTCTACACCCAATTTCCAAATCTAGACCTTCAATATATGCCATGTTATTCAAAGTTGCCCTTGAAATATTAGCATCATCTATATTAATCGGGTCTAGGATTGCTACGGGGGTAACCTTACCACTTTTCCCTGTTTGCCAAACTACATCTAAGAGGGTAGTAATAACACCCTCTTCTCTAGTTTTTAGAGCATAAGCTCCTCTAGGGTGGTGGGAAGTAAATCCTAATTCTTCAAATCTAGGGTTGTAATTAACTCGAAATACTTTTCCATCTTCTGGAAACATACTCCAATCACCATTAGTTACTGTATTGAACCCTGCCGCTTCTAGTATATACATATCATTAATATATGTAGTGGTAGAGGCGGGTTGAGCATTATATGCTATAAAAGTTAGCTCTCTTTTTGAAAACTCATTCACGTCTTTTAGATTGAGTGCTCCAGCTGCATAGTTTCTAGCATTAGAAATCTCTTTTGGAGCCACTATCTCTCCAGTCACTTGTAAGTCATCCCAGCAAGATAAATTTAAAGGTATAATACTATCTGGAGACATAAACTTATCAGTAATATCTACTCCTGCTTTACCATCCCCACGAGTAATAACTTTATATAGTTTTCCTCCTTTATACTGAATAGCAATAGCTGCACCATCCAATTTAGTAGTTTCAATTACTTGACCCCCTAAATCTGGAGCTGTACCCTCACCCTCAAATACTTTTTGAAGTGAGTATAACGGGAACATATGTTCAACTCTAGCATCTGGGTTATATCCCACTTTCTCGTATTTCTGAGTTTCGGCTAGGTTATCAAATTCTGTATCGGTTAAAAAAGGCTTACCTTCATAGTAAGCCTTTGCTGCTTCGTCTAGTAATTTATCATTCATCTGGGTATATATCCTTTAGTATTCCTGAAAAGTGTTTTCTTATTTGTTCCTTACTCTCTGCTAAAGACAGTATTTCTACTAAGGCTTCGAAAAGTAACCCTGTGCTTACTAAGTTTAGAGGAATAGTTATCCCTTCCTTAGTAGGCTTCCAGTCCCCTTCAAAGTCAAGATAATATTTACGCATACTAAAATACTCTACACCACGAAACTGTGAAACAGTTACATGAACTTGTAGAAACTTATCTGAATCTTCGTAAATTACCTTTTCGTAGAAATCTTCTTCTTCCATTGAGTTCTTACCATGTACGTCCCATTATTGTATTTAATGGTATAACGTTCTTAATTCGAGTTGGGTCTAACTGCTTATATGAATCAGTATCCCAGCAAAATAATAAAATATTACTTTCTCGTTTTGTTAGTTTATTTGTCTTTGAGCATATATACTCATTGTCAAAGTTCATAGTACATATATTATACTTTGTACGGTTAGAAACCGGACTTTTGTGTATAATACATGCATCATTTGCCCCTTCCATGTGGGCTATAAAGGTTTTTTTATTCATTGTTAAGCCTGATACCAAGCTCTTTCAAATGTTTTAGACTACCAAGTTCATACCAAGGTTGATATGCAAATCTAGCGTTGTTGCCGTATACCCAAATTCTATATACTTTGCCATGTAGTTTGTCTACTTGGGCTAACCCATTATCACTTACTGAGCCCTTAAACTTCGATGAACCTACTATTGAAGCAGTTGAATTATACCTTGCAGACCAAACAATCTCTCCTGCGGTATAATCTTCTGTAATAATTTCGTCTGGTATTAGTTCTGGATGAAAATAATCAGTACCAATACCTCTAAGAGGCACACTGTTGTTTGTTAATATACTTTTGACAAACCCTGCAGACCTATACATTCTTTTTGATATATCTGCAATTGGGTCTCCCTCAATATACTCTTGAATAGCACGTTTAGTTTCACTTTCTGTAGCTGATTTACCACGATTGCGTTTCTTCATTTTAGCAATAAACGCTAGGGTTTCTTCGTACCCTTTTACTATATTATTTAGTCGAGTTGTATTATATGTAATATTTAATATTCTACACGCTTCTTTTTTAGTAATGGGTTTATCTGCTGTTAATAAGGATAATACGTACTTTAATGTATTGTCATCTAATTTCTCAGATGCTTTAGCCTTTACACGTCTGCCTGCCATAAGTTAACCCTCGTTAGCTTTAGTCAGTACACCTGCCATATATTGGGCTGCTTTGCCCGAAAGTTTAGAAATGATATCTGTGTCTGGCTCTTGTCCAGTATCAGAGATTGCGGCAATTAACGCATCATGGCTATCTTGCTTAGATACGCGTTTAGTTCCGCTAGTTGATGAAGAAGACTTAGTTGCTGCTTCTTTTTTGATATATACACCTGCTTTGCTAAGAATCATTCGTACTCCGTTCTTAGATTGACCTAGTTGGTCAGCGATGTCTCCTACAATCTCCACTGATGTCTCTGCTGTTGGATTTGCATCCTCGTACATTTTAATTGCTTCTGCTCTACTGTCGTCGTCCCATGCCATATGAGTTTCTCCTTTGTTGGTTTAAAATATTTTCTTGAAATTTATCAATTTCAAAAAGATATTATACTTCAATTTAAGGATTTTGTCAAGAAGTAATTTAAGCTGTGCAGCTCAATACTCTATATTTTTATTTGTAGGTTACTACCTCTATCTCGTCGTCAACTGCTAATGCTGCAGATATACTTACTGTGGTTCCGTTTGTTGCGGTGAACTCTGACTTTCTTAGCTTCAGTCTATTTATAAATACCATAACAAAATTAGGATCATATGTTGTTGCACTACCTACTACCACATAGGAGTATTCTGTAGTAGTAGGGTCTACTACTGTAATAACATCTGACTCTTCATATACATTTAATGAAGTAGTAGTTATAATATCTTGTAACGTTGAGCCTTCTACACCTGCTTGCCAGGTACTTGTAGCTTCATTGTAGTGAAGTAAAGCATCGGGGGCTGTGCCTCTCTTTATTCTAAATCCGGCGAAACCGTCGGATGCACCGTTCCCAGTTTCTCCTTGGTTTAACTCTATCTCATTATCTCTGAACTTAAAGCTTTTAGTAGTAAATACTACATCAGCCATGAAATTTAATGCCATACCTTACCCTTTAGCTTAATTAGTTGATAACCTGTTACTGTATCTTATTATTTACAGTTCTATCCCTATATTATACAATGGGGTAACCACAATGTCAAGGAAAATTTTTTATACCTGAGGGGCAAAAAAGCCCGCTATAAAGCAGGCTTTCGATTTACTCTAAATTGTAAAGTTTACTTACTAGTAAAGATATGGTAAATTACGGCTAATGACGCCAAACCTACGAGACCAGCATTGCCAAGCGCTGCGATGATACCAGTAATTGTGCCGATAATGTCGCCACCGATGAATGGCACTGTGCCACCAAATATTACTTGTAATACGATTGCTAGTGCGATTAATGCCACACCTGCTTCTGTTCCGGCTTTGATCCAGCCTACGATTTTATCTAACATAAAGTTTTTCTCCGTTTATTAAATTTTGTCTACTTAAATTTATCTACATAGACAATTCACAATTATACCAGACTAATTAAAATTGTCAAGTTAAATTTTTCTTACGTATATGAGTAAAATTTGATGAATACATATATTTGCTCGTCGGCGCGAGCTGAAAATCGTTGACTGCTAAAGTTTTGACACTAATTGCGATCATGATTGGCATTTTTTCGAAGTTTTCCGGTTAATTGGTCATATTTGCTTTGTACATCTAAATATGCTTTTTCGGCAGCTATACGTGCCTGCTTTTCTTTACTATACATGTCGATTAGTGACTCTCCACTAATAACTCTGTCGTAAATACCTGAATTTTGTGCCATAAGTTTCATTTTCCTGTAATATCCTCTCTAAGTAACTCTTTACACATTTCTTCAGCAGATTCCGCAACTGCGAAAGCAGTAACATTATCTTTAGTTAATCTTTGTATCTGTTTTAGTAATGTTTCTATACCTTTTATCTTAATTTTACATTCTTCAAATGTATGCATACCAATTCCCCTCTTTATTTTATTTTATTTTTTCCATAACTTACTCCATACTTCTTTGCACCAATATCCTCTATCTTTTTGTGTTAAGTAAACTGCAAAAACAATTATACTCGCTAATAGTATATTTTCTATCATATATTTCTCCTTAATTGAAAAAGGGGCTTTAACGGCCCCTTCTTTGTTTACTATTTAGTGATTATAAGCTACTGCAACAAAGTCTTTATCAGTCTCATTGAAGTAGTACTTGTTTTTCGCATCAACGTAACCTTTAGCATAAGCATCTGCTTGCCCTTTAGCGTAAGCGTCTGCTTGTCCATCAAATTTACCTTCAGCTTTACCAGAAGCTTGGTTATCGATCTTGTTCTTAGTATTAAAGTTGAAACCGAAGTCTGTGTCATTTACCCAGTTGCTAGCACCGTTAAATGGACCCCAATTACTCATACCGTTGAATGGACCTAAGTCAGAACCTGACTCAAAAGGACCCCAGTTAGAGCCTGAGTCAAAAGGACCCCAGTTACTATTGTTGTTGTCGCCAAAGAAACCAGCGTTAGCAGTTAAAGCAGTTGTTAAAAGAAGTGTTGCGATTGTAATTGATTTTTTCATTATATTTTCTCCTCAGAAAGTTTTGGTGTATCATAAGTTAGTCGTTTTATTAGAGAGGTCGATCCTTTCCTCTTTAGCTATATTAGTCGCGCGCTAATACAGTTTTCAGAATTTTATTAGTATAAATACTCTTTAGAATACTTATACTAATAAGGGGCTTTTACACCCCTTAGGGTTTAGAACGTTACAGTAATACTTGCACCAATCACACCATCAGTGTTCTCAGTTTTAGTATATGTATATTCCATAGCACCGCGCTCTATTTCAGCTACATAGGTGTTAAGGTCATTCTTATCGATATACTTACCAGTTACCATACCCATTGAAGTATTAGTCGATAGTACTACACCAGCAATAGTTTTGCCATTTTGTGCGTCTGAGATATCACCAAGAATACCGTCATCTTGAGTAATACCAGCAGTATCCTCTACATCAATCACAACTGCAGTTATATCAAATACTTTAACACCTGCTACACCTAAGCCTGCATTTACAGAGACACCAGTATTTGTACCAGTTGCAGTCTTTTGACGCTCAAGGTTTATATCAAAGCCAAGCATATTAGTAGTAGCTGATACAAATCTATCAGAACTAGCCATATCTTGCACTCTAAAGTTAGTTCCAGCTAGTGCCCCACTAAAATCTAGAGCAGCGTTAGCATCCCCAGATACTTGACTTACAGCAACTCCAAATCCTCCAAGACTTGTAGAAACTTTCAGCTTGTTAGCAGCAGTTGATTCGGATTGTAAAAGTCCTTTACCTTTTTGACCTTTGAATAATCCACCTTTAAAATCTAATCCTTCGATTTTAGTTTCAATAAACATTTGAGTACTAGTAACTGCAGCTCCACCCGCTATATCTTCAAATGTAGCAGTAACGCTTGTGCCTTCTGATACTGTACCTACTAATTTTAAATCTAAGTCTTGAGCATACGTTGCTCCACCCGGGTTACCTTCAGTAAATGTACCCTCATAGTTACCACTAATTTCGACACCAGCTATAGCTGCCGTCATTGTTGTTGCCGTTAAAACAGCAATTAAGTTCTTGTTCATATTTTCCTGTATTATAGTTAAACAAAATAAAATACGTCATTATACTAGACGTAAAAAATAGGCGGTTTAGCGCCTAGTATTAGTAGGTTACTCCCACTAATTAGGTTACTACTTAATTTCTGTTTTAAGAAATGAAGCAGTTAAATTTATTACAAAGTGTTTTTGCAAATATGGAAATATTATAGGAAACATCAATACCGGTATAAATATACAGACAAGGAAGAACCATACTATACTACCAACAAAAGGCCTTCTACTAACAATATTTTCTTCTTCCATACGTCTGGTTAAACAGACAGCGGGTAGAAATATATTGTATATAGATAGTAAAGAACCTGATATCGCAAAAACTACATAATATTGTAGCCATTCAGTCATTATTTAAATTCACTATTTTAAAGATTAATATGATAGCCACTTAGTGGCCTCTAACTCTAACAGTTATATTTAGTAACATTAATAGTATATTTAAACTTTTACTTGACGTTTATATACATACCTGTGTTCAATAAAACCTATCTCGAATACTATATTCTCAATTATTTTATAATGATAACACACTTATACATAAATGTCAAGTCTTATTTTTGCTAGGTCTACTATTTATTCAGACCTAGCATACTTATTTTATAATTACGCCTCTTTTATATTATCTGTGTTTATTAATGGTTGTTCCCCATCTGTTGATAATGCGAACTCTAAGCTATGAATTATCTGAATAATACTTGCTAATTCTGTTGATATATCTTCCTTAGCTTGGTACAGTTCTAACATTCTAAGTTTTTGCTTAGTAATTTGCTCCTCTACTTTACTAGTATCCATTATACACACCCCGTTGGTTGAGGCATACCACCATACTTAGTAATAGGCTTCATTGGACCAGTTAACCACTCTTTAAATAAGGTTTTCTTATCAATTCCAACCACTTTAGCAAACGTTCTGATTGGTGGTACTGATGAGTTCTCTGAAAAGTAATCTCTTGCTGCAAGAATTTGAACTACCATACTAGCAGTTAATTCTAAATCATCTTCTTTTGCCATCTCGTGCATAACTTCTTCAGACCAAATAGTTGGGTCTTCTAAATACCCATTTCCAGTTCTATCTAACATAATTTAACCCCTTAATTTGTCTAACTCTTCTGCACTTTTCGTACGTTCTTTATAACCACCTCTATCTGATACGGATTTAGTATCATATTTACGATTCAAAGGATTATCCACTAATGACTGTTCATAGGTTCCGCCAAAGGCAGGCCGACTAGAAGCTGCTTCCTCTCGTGTCATTGGTGTACTACTGTAAGCATGTACTCTCATACCTTTATCATTTGTATATAAATTCTCGTTCATTCCTTCTTCAAACATTGTTCTATCTCCCTTAGATTTCTCTTCTTCGTTACTCACGAATTTTAACATAAACATTATCTGTAATATCTGCTATAACCAACCCAATAATCTTTAGTGTACTGTTTAGTATTAGCACTATAATGATTATATCCAGTAGGTATATGAGTATACCTATAGTTATTATTATCAAATTCGTCTACAAAATTACTTGCTTCTTTAATAAACCATCTTGGTTCCATAAAGGAATATGGATTAAATCCAAATATACCTCTATCACTACCATAATAGTTATTCCCAAAAAATCCTGCTGATGCATTACCCATTGTTACAGCTAAAGCTGCTGCTAATATTACTTTTTTCATTATCTTCTCTTCTCTGTTGTTAAAATTGTGTGGTGGGCCTACTTGGACTTGAACCAAGGACCAATCGATTATGAGTCGATTGCTCTAACCAGCTGAGCTATAGGCCCTTAAAAGGATTTAGTATCTGGTCCAACGTTACGCTATCATCACCTACTTTACTTTGTGATATTAACTTCTCTATACCCGACAAAAACTTTATCCTAGAGTCTATAGCCTTTACAGCATATTTTTCTGACTCTACTATTTTTTGCGGGTCTCCTTCGCATAATGATTCTAATAATCTTTGTGCTGCTGGGCCATGTTCATCTCCGTCTAACTCTATATGTCTTTCTAGATAGTACTTAAACCTAGGAGCTTCCAATTGTGTTCGTTTAAGAACAGATGAAAACATAGTAGGTATAACGTTCTCTCTACCATGTAAGAACGTTGCCGCTATTACATGGGATTTTTTGGTATTTATAAACTCAAAAGTGCTAACGAGAAACTCGTATGCTACTTTATCTTTTCTTTCCAATACTGCCATAGCAAATCCAAGTCCATCGGTTCTGATATGTCGTATAAATCTGTCTATATTAGAAGTATCGGCCCCAATTTCATACATACCTTGTAAGTATAAATCAAAATGTGACACTCTACCTGTACCTCCCATAGCAACATCAGATTCCTCATATAAAACTATTTCATTTATTAGGCCTGCTGTGTTATCTTTGGTACTTTTTATTGGCATCCATAGATCAGTTGAGGGACATATATGGTTCTGTAGTGACTTAACTAAAGACATGAAGTCCCATACTGCGAATACGTGCGTCTCCATGAATATTTTTAGACTCGGTAAGTCTAAGCTATTTTTATTTGATAATAAACTATGCTCATATAGTTCTTTAGTTTTACTCTCTACACTCATTATCTCTACTCAGGTTGGAGCGGATAGTCAGAATCGAACTGACCTTCATGGGTTGGAAACCCATTGTATTACCGATATACGATACCCGCAAAATAAAGCGAACTAAGCTAATCCCGCCAAACTCTTAGTTCATGGGCTCTCCACTCACACTAGGTGGGGAGGTTGTAGAGCCCTTTCCCTTAACAGTGTCCTTCTATTTTATTCCCCGAAGGACAGGGGAGTATACTATGCTACCTCGGCTTTAAGAGCGTTAAAGCTCACCATGATAATACCTATGAGAAGACTAAATCTCTAGGAATTAGGAATTATAAAGGCCCCGGACTTCCCTAGTAGCTAGGATAGGTGGTCAACCTGATTTTTCTGCCATAGTATAAACTAAATCATCATTCAAGAACTGGAATGAATCAATTAAACTACCATCTCTTTCCCATACGTCAATAATAATACCACTATTGCACGAACTTTCTCTAACCTCTACGGAATAGTGGTCAGTATTTAACACGGATCTATTCTCTTCTAAATTTGTTGTTTCTATTTTCATTGTGTATATTATACAGTGAAATGACCAAAATGTCAAGTATTATTTTCTGTTACCTGCTTTAAAAATACTTCTGATATTTTCTTTACTAGGGTTCTGTTGTTGAAACCTCTTAGTAGCATCCTCTTTACTTGATGCTTTAATAACATAAGCCTTCTCTTTGACAGTGTAAACTATCCAGTCAGTCAGCATCGTCCCCTACTTCATCGTCTGGGAACTCATTTGGGCCAAGTTTACCGAACTCTGCGTTTTCATCTTCTTCACTCCTACCGCACCAGTTACATTCTTCTCCTTCGCCTATAGACATCACGGTACACTCTACTCTACATCTGTGAACCCACATCATACTGTTCTCCTTCTTATATTCTATGCAATCCCCATAACTGGGGTAAATTGGGCAAGATACATCGGCTTTACTACATGTGTCACACAAATATACCATATAGTTTTCCCTCTAAATCATATGCCTCTTCTTCTGATACTTTCTGTCCTGTTGAGTACTGTCTTACGTGTACCATCTCATGACAGAGAGTAATCATTTTGTCAGTTAAAGATAAACTTTCATTTATCTCTATGTCGTACAACTCATCTCCATCTACACACCATCCATCCACATCTAATTTCTCATAGTGAATATCTACACCTACCTTTTTGCCGAGGTTGAGCTCTTTGTAGCAAAATTCGGCAAGCTCGGTAAGTTCTGGTGGAGCATAAATCATATAAGTTCCTTATTAAAATGCCTCTTTAAAGAGGCTTACTGTTCATCTTCTAAATCTAAAAGTATATCTATGTTTTCTTCTTCCTTAACCCATTCTAATGTTCCTAGAACTCCGTCTTTAAAACCTGATTTGTATGAAAAGTATACTGCTCCACTGAGTAAAGCAGTATAGGCAACTGCCATATACATATAGTATTCTATTATAGTCATTTAATTAACCCATAAATAGTGAGAAGAACAGCAGTACTATAACGATAAATACCAAAACATGCATATCTCTTTCTCCGTTAGGCCTAAGCCCCCTGCTACGTATTGAAAGCTAATCTCACTTCCTCTGCTGATAAAAGAACACCCCTATCTAAATCCTCATTGATTAACAACTCAGCCCAAGATGGTATACTGTCAACTGTTTGAAGTATATCAACTAAAACTAACACATCTATAAGTCTCCCTAGAGGAGTGTTTGGTGTGTATAGAATAACATTATCAGCACTACGTTTACTCAACATAAGTCCTAATTGTTTGCTATAACTATTTTTTGGTGAACAAAAAGATACTCCCCACTCAATGTGGTTCATGCCTATGTCCACTAGTCGGGTATATACTGTTACTACACCCTTGCCATTATGGCCAATTCTCCTAACTTTCTCCCCCGGCTTCATCTGTCCATCCCAGTTGTTTGTCTTTTAACTTAAAAGACTGAATAACGGTTAAATCATGGGCAGGCGTACTTGCTGTATCAGAGTCTGATACCTCTATTTGAGCCACGATTGAATCTTCCAAGTCGAACCACTTTTCGTAGTCGCTTGATATAACCACACTCTTTGTCGTCATATTTTTTCCTTAAATTTATATTTTATAAAGTGTATATTATACACGTTTTTGGGCAACTTGTCAAGTATTATTTTAACCGTTCGTCCATTTAGCTTTTTTACTTTTTGTCTCTGGGTCTATATAGTCTTTAATACGAGTTCTAATAGCTCCCTCTGATCTGGTGGTTCCCACTTCCTTGGTTAGTTGTTCTATTATACCTTTTACAGAAATTCCATCCCTAAAGTATAACCTTTTAACCATGTTTTGTTCTTTCTCAGTCCAAGCAGTATAACTCCTTTTACCTTCTTTCTCTGGAAGCTCCCCTCTCTTATATAGCGTCATTATTATTTCTGATAGGTTATTCCTATCACTCATTAAATAGTCAGTTAGTTGGGCTTTATCCATTTCGAACCATTTTCTTCTCATTCTCGTCTCCCACGTTGTAATTAGGTGATAGTAATTTATGTTATTAGGGACTATCAGAACCTCACCAGGTGCATGCTAGGTGGCTTTCTTTGTCTTGTACGTAGACTTGCTTACAGGAGTTTTCGGCAGTTTCCCCTCTTCTTGTATTGATGGAGGGTGATTGTTGATTAAGGCACACCCTGCCTGAAGCCTGTTAACTATACCGGTCCTGGTGTAGTTAATGAACAAATTTTGGGTCGGGCATATTCAATCCTCAGCTCACTTTTGTTATAAGGCTGTAGTCACCTCAAACCACTGCTAGGCAGCGATTGCGTATACGTTATCATTTGCGTTTACTTTTAGTTGTGTTTAAGAGTTTCTTCTCTAACGCCTAATATCTTCTGTTACCTAGTCGAACACTATATCACCCCCATCAGAAGTACACTACACAATGTACTTTTGGTGGAGGTGGGCGGTACTGCCCCGCCGTCCTAAATAACTCCAATGAAAAGGTTTACGTCGTTCTATTTAGGGAGAACACCGAGCTCGGTGTGTGGGAGGTGAGCTGGATGCTCTCTCTAAATAAAAATGGCAGGCTTAATACCCCAGCATATCCACTCTCAAACGCCTTAGCTCGAGTGACTTCGCTACCTGCCGGTGGGGGCTTCTTTTAGTAGGATTCTATATATCTATGTAATCCAATGTTGTAGTCCCAATACTCTCCGTAGTACTCGATATCGGTATCTTCTTCCCCTAACATAATAATGCCAAAGGTATCGTTTCTTAGAAAGGCTGTTTCCTCTGGTTCTTCGGGTTCTTCTCGTAAAGCTATTTTATCTAAAAACCACTCTATAGCCTCATAAGTACGTTTACTCCAATTGAATCTGTACGTAATCATAGTATCATCTTTATGTACTTCTGAAATATACTCTTTCCAATTCCCCCAGTTTACTTCTCCATAGGTTACTTTGTCTACTACTACTACTGCTTGATATTCATATCCCATTCTATTTCCTCCCAAAATATTATAATAAGGTGATGACAACCTATAACTCCATCCCATAAGTGACCCGTTATAAGTTGCCATCGGCTAGCGTTCGGGTTTCGATGTTAAAGGGCAACCCAGGCTTCAAATCCCAAACCCTTACTCACTAATATTTTGAGACTCAAGGTGGCACAGTCTAATCATACTGATATTTATCCTGCTACCTCGAGTTAGAGCATGCAGCATCTGAAGTACACCGAAAATGGTGTTCTTAGAATTTGGTTTTTTTGAAAATTCTCAATTTCTAAAAGATATTATCCCATAATTTAACCAGAATGTCAAGTTTTATTTTTAGTTAACCTTAACTTAAATTCAAATAACTCTATTATAAAATTATTTAGAAAAAATATGTATGGTACTAATATACCCTTAACTTATTTTCCACTTAACTTATTTCAAAGTTGAAGTTGAAAAATACGTACCCGTTAGTTACCTTGGTAGTTATGTCACTATCTTTGTAGTCTAATAAGGTTGTATTCTCTCTTATTTCTTTCTCCATATTTTCTAATGATATGGTTAATTCTTCCTCAATAAAAATTAGACTCTGTGCTTGTACTCCATCCCAGAACCAAGTCTCGTACACACAGTCCAAGTCATTTAATGCTGCCTCTATTCTATGTATAATTCTAGTATCTTCCTCAACTGGGATATCATCCCATTTACTGCTTATTACCTGCTTAATGTTAGCAGTATTATTAGTTTCATTATGATTCACTCTTACCTCTCTTATATAGTCTGTCATCGAATAGATGTGTCTGTGCACCCCACCCAAAATGTTCTCCTCTTAGTACGGACATAAACCCTTTAATAAATTCTGGTGGCCATCTGGTAAGTCCATCTGGTCTACCTACAACATCCCTTTTAAAATCAAAAATACAGCCCTCTAAGGCTGCGTTTACTCCATGCCAGTACTCAGTAGTCATTTTTTATAGTATTCCTTTACATAGTATCTATACATACAAATACTTAGTATAACAAGAGAAGCAGCTATCCAAGCTATAGCAAAGCTTAATAATACTTCATCCATCATATCTGTTACCCCTGTTAACATACCTGTACTCCCTGTAATACCCATGTCGAGGTATTACCTTGGTATACTACTGTATCATCATTAACGTGTAGTACCCAGTCATTGTTATTGATATAAGAACCGTCTACTATCTTAAAGTCTTTACCAGTATCCCAATCCTTCTTAGCACTAACAATACTATCGTATGTTCTGCCATACGCTCCTACTACATTAATTGTCACAGCCCTACCTCGCTAAGTGCGTTACTCATATCAACTAAGGTTGAACGCTCATCAGAACCCATTTCAAATCTTTCGATAGAATCTTCGATAATATCCATTAACAACTCTAGCTCAGTAATTCTATCAATCTTGATAATTACTGGAGCAAAAAACTCTCTAGTTACTTCCATTTTTCCTCCTATTCTCATGTTTCTCCTTTTCGTACAATCCATTAGTTTGTGTAAAGGTTTCAAATAACGCATCAAACTTTCTATTATAAATTTGTTGCATACCTAATAAGATATTAACTATCTCATCATTGTCCATTTCAGGCCCATCCATAATTTGAACCCAAAGAAAGTTAATATCATCAACTACCTTCCAGCAATCCATAATGGCATCATACTCATCATCTGTTGTTCTGTTTACCTTTTCATACCATTTACTGTTTAAAAACACTTATTAACTCCCTTTAAGTCACTATTGAGGCTTTTTATTGTATCTAAAATCTGTTCTTCGGAATACTCTTTCCATCTCTCTAATAGACCAGTTGCCTCTTCCTTGGTTAGATACTGAGTATCCCTACTATTGGGAAACCATCCTTCCATTTCTTTATCGTAATATAGAGTGCCTAAGTAATATCCTGCCGCGCTCTTTAATACTTGTAAGTTGCCGTGTTCGTTCATAATACCATCGGAAGGGTAAAATTTACAAAAACGATAACACCAATAATTAATTCTTCCATTCTACATCACTCCCATGTCTTATCTTTCTGTTGAATACTCTTTTGATAAACTTACCTGTCCCTGCCTTCCAGTTATGAACTGTATGCCATTTCTTTGAGGTCCAGTCTTTAACTATGTCCTTCGATTTAGTAGTCATTTATTTCCCCTAAAGTCTTTCAGTATCTGTTTGATTATTTCTAGTTTCTCTTCTAGCAATTTAACATCTATGCGTAGTCTTTCTACTTCACTATGTGACCAGTATCCCTTACTATGCTTCATATTAAATAGCTCCTCCACCTTCATAAAAATCCCACAGCCAATCTTCATAGTCTGTTTCTCTATCAGCTCCCTCTAAATAGTATATCTCATACAATTCATCTGCGAATAGTTCGCACCAAGCCCCAAACTCTGTATCTTTTATTTTATGTATTATGACGTCAATCACTTACTCCACCGTTCTCTCATAATACTGTTTATAATAGAATGGTTGCGAGCCGCTTTACTGAACTCTCCATTCTTGATTAGAGTTTTTAAACTATCCTTTACCTTCTTTTTCATCTTTACTATAACCATTTGCTTTATTCCTAAAATCTGTTAATATTTTTATAGCTGCCTCTAGCATCTCCAATGTGTCTACACACCCCTGTTGATACGCTTCCTCTATCTTTTTATTATTCCCCATCATAACTCTTTCCAATCATTTCTGGATATATTTCAGGGCGAGCCGTTTCTAGCGTAGCTATACGTTGCTCCAACCGGAGTAACTTCTCATTCATTTTTCTCTCACTTAATATAACTTTAGTTTCTATTGTTCTGACGTGTTTAATCATTCTGTCAAAATCCTCTAAAACCATATTAGCGAATCGTCTTAGTTTTTCTTTATTACTTACCCAGAGCATACTAATATACACTCCGATGTAGGTACGAAGCCATCTGCACCAATGTAACTAACCATTTCCTCACTGCCTCTGACTAAGGATACAGGAACCTCTGTTATAAAATCCCATACGGTACTAGCACTTATAGTACAAATGTTTTCACTGCCTAACTCATCAACTACATAGTTTCCTATACAGTTACTAATGTCTTGGTCGGCTAATGCCCATTTCAAGAACTCCTTTCTTTCTACTAATAATGGTGATAATAACATCTTCTCCTCCTAGTTAAATAACAAATCCCATACCACGGATTCTAGCCTTCCAAGGACCACCCTTTACTTGCTCATCAAGTTGAAGTTTAATCCATTTCTGAGTGATTACTTTATCACCCTCTTTCACAGTAGGATTGATTTTTATTGAATTATAAATCAGTTCCAACTGTTCCTTCGTTAAGTTAGTCAGTACCATTACATGAATACCGTGTAAGCCATATAGCCATACAATGCTACTATTACCCAACTAAGCCCTATTAATGTGTTCACTAATATATTCATTACCATTCTCCCATCGCTATTCTCCAAAAACTTTATTATCTTCCTCTTCCCATTGCCATTCCTAACATAAAGAATAGTCCTAGAAATAGACCAAAAACAAAAAACTCATTCATTATACGCTCCTATATCCTAATTCTTTCATAAAAGATAAAACTCTCGTTGGAATATCATACTGACCTTCATAGTCGTAGATTTCTTTATTAGCGTTAAACCATAGTTTAATTCCAGCATCCTCTCCATACTCATCGTGCTCGAAGTAAACGCTATCATCTTGCCAATAGACTTCATAACCTTTCAACTTTTCCTTTGTCATATTTTCCTTAAATTCTCTATTTTAAAAAGATATTATACTATTAATTAAGCAAATTGTCAAGAGTTATTGTTAAGATTGGTTTAACATTATCTAATCATTGCGCCTAGTCCAGAGTCAGTGATAGCAAATCTCAATTTGCCACAGCTTGGATAACTTTCAGCTGTCTTGTACCCTATCTTAAAGTCTTTGTCATCTTCCACAGTTCTAAAATTAACACTGTGTAGTTTAATGGCTTTATTCAGATAATCCTGTCCTCGTCCTGTTAGTCCAGCACAATACTGTGAATAGTATACTGCTGCACCTAATGCCATCAATACTATCTCTTTATTTTGCATAGCATCTTCGATATTAAACTGATGCTGACTTACTGGATGTTGTATGTTATGCGTAGCATTTACTGATGTAAACGCCATAGCTCCCGTTACTGCTAATGCAGCTATTGTTCCTACTGTTGTCTTCATTACTCTCCTCCTTTCCTTTTATTTAATCTATGTAGTTCTTCAAACTTTTTAGTGTACATGGTTTCCATACCTGACAGAATAGTTACTACGTCATCTGTGGACATACTATCTCCATCTAACATATGTACCCATAGAAACTTTAAGTCATCTACCACGTGCCAACAATCTTCGATGGCTACTTCTACTTCAAGCGACATTAAAATCTCTCCTCAAATTCGTTTACATCTTTCATTACTACGTCCATATTAGTTTGTGCATCTATATACCTAATGTGTGCTGATGCTACATCGATCCTAGACAGTAATACTTCTATTGTTGCTTTGTTAGCAGCAATTTGGTTCTCTAACTTCTTTTTCTCTAAATTCATTAAATATGCTCCTGTAGTTCTTCTAAAGTATCCTCTATACTAGCTATTCTTCTTTCTAGTACCTTATCGTTCTTGTACAAGTTATCAGTGTTTTTAATCACGTATTTTCTTATTTGTTGTACCAGTTCTTCTAATACTATAACCCTACTCTGTAATTCAATTAACACTCTGTTAGCTTCAGATGCAGACATTTGTTCTAATTCTTTGGCTTCTACGTATTTCATATTATCTCCTTACCAAGGTAAATCATCGGCATCTCTTTTCTTAGCCTGCCTTGGTACATTGGTTCCAGGAACAGTAAACTGTTCTAACTTCTTCTTTTTCTCTTCACGTTTCATTAGAGCATCTTCTAAAGTCATCTCCTTAGCCTTAGCTAGGGATATTCTATATTTTGCGTCCGCTTTAAACCAAGCTGTTTGTGCTATTAGGTTCTCTTTCTGTGCTATCATTAGCTCTTCTTCTAAAGTCATACTAATGACACCCAGCTACATTTTGCTCTGTCACAACATATTCTATCTGTTCTGCTAAGTTTAGTTCAGCCTCATCTGCTATCAATTTTATGTGTCTACCTCTTTGTTTCTCTGTTTCAATCTTTGCTAACAGTAATTCTCTTCTTAAATCTTCCACTGATTTCTCCATTTCAAAAAGATTATTATCCCATAATTTAACCAGAATGTCAAGAAATAAATTAAGCTTAACTAAATGAATTTTTTTCTCGTTACACTAACTTGACCAGCTAACAAATTTCATCTCACCTAGGGAAAATAGTTCTTGCATTTTTGTTAAAAGTAGTGTATAATATATAGTGTAATTTGAAACAACTAATTGATTCCAATGAACTAGAAGTGTCTTGTATGAAAAACATAAGGCATTTCGGAACCATAGCGTTGTTGGAACAAAAGGAAACAGTACGCCCAACAGGTTCCGGATATGACTTATGACTAATTTTTCAATAGACACGTCAGTTTTCCTTAACTTAAAGCCTAAATTCACGTCTAAAATAAGGCTCATACATATTTCCTGATTTTAAGACTAAAAAGCTGGACAATAACACTGTCGGAACAGCTAAAATATTCTTTCAAAGTGGTTATCGCTAAAGTAAGATGACAAGTCTTACTTAATTTGTTTCCCACTGTACACCAATTTCCATAATTTGTACCCATTCTGTTACTTCCCTCGTTTTAACTTGTTATTCGTGTGTTAAGCTCGTTATGCGTGTGTTAAGCTCGCGCAATTGGATATTTCATATCCCTATTCGCGCAACTAAACAAACTGTTATCTACCTGTTATAACTGTTTTATAGTATCTAATAACTCTTTCAAAGCACCTTTACTTGATTTCTCTAGCCCTGAGAAAGCCGGTGTATCACCTAACATATCAATTACTGCTTCCTTAATTTTATTAATTATCTCAGTCTTGGTCTCAGGCTTATCTCCTGTTTTAGATATGTACTCTTCCTTCCTGTATACACCTTCCCTAGCTAGCTTACCTACTATCGATTTCGCAGATTTACCTAATGTTTTAGCTAGGTAGTTGACCGTAGTCATATTAGGGTCGCTAATATACTCATCTACTATTAACTTGGTCTGTTCTGGTGTATAGTTTATTTCTCGTGGCATAATTTCTCCTATGTAAAACTATATTATACACCACTTAACCAATTTTGTCAAGTTGTATTTACGACCGTGCACAAAAAAGCCTCAAACTAATGAGGCTTTTGAACCAATTGGGGTGTTACCCCTCGTTGTTCAGGCTGGCTAAAAGGTCAAGTACACTAAAGTTAACCAAAAGGCAATATTTAGTATAAAAACCATACCTTTCTCAACTACTTTTAGCACATTATTTCATTGACCCGTTAAGGCAACGCTTAGAATTAGGTTTACGTTTACAACGCTTAGCTCCGTGACTAAGTCTTTTCTTACTAATCTTATTGCCGTTGTTATCCTTTTTAAATGTCACAAATGGTATAGTGTCTTTGCTCATTTTCTCTCCTTTAATTCGTATTGGTTGTTCAAATCTCTTAGTAAGTCTACCATTGCTTCTAGGTCTGCCTTAGAAGCGTTCTCAAAACTCTTAAATTGGTTATCTCTAGCATTCATCATAATTCTAATAACATTTACTAAGGCTGCTTTTTTAACAGCTATTGGTTTTGATGATGCTTTCTTCACTTTTTGATAAACTCCTTCTGTAGCCAACTTAGAAATGATTGACCTAACTGATTTTCCCATACCTGATGCTAACTTCTCTACTGTTGCCTTAGTTGGTGTTTCACCATATGTTACTACCAACTCTTTTACTTGTTCTTTTGTATAATTTACCATATTTTACTTACCTCCTTAATATTCCATAAATTTTCTCTTTTTCAGAATATATTATACTGAATTTTCAACTAAATGTCAAGTCTTATTTTAGTAAATGTACCAAATAACCAAAGCCCAAAGGGTTGCTAATATAAAACCACATATAAATGCTTGTACTGTTGGTTCATGCTTAACCACGGTTTGACTCGTCTAGAATTGCTGTTAGTTGTCTGTTTAACTTGTTGAATTTAAACTCCCACTTTCTGCTTTCTAGACGTTTTTCCTCATACTTTTCTTCCCAGTCAACTCTTGGGTTAACTCTAAATAGTTTTTGTACGTTAGCTTTCCATTCTTTCATTAGTTATCTCCTGTATAGTATAATTCGTTTAAATCTATGTTACGAGCAAAGAATGATTCCATCTTAGCACCTAGTACAAAGTCTACTAAATCCTCATCAACTGCTTTAGCAACATTAGGGCTATTCCATATTGCCATTGCTACATCTTCACCTTGGTAATTTCTAAACTGCCCCCAGTTATCACCAGTGGCTAACTCTAGTTTTAATTGTAGCTCATTTAACTTATCTGAACCTTCTTCTTCGAAGTCTCCTCTGTTAACTTCATAGTCAACACTTCCTGACTCTTGCTCAATAGCTCCAAATTGTAGCCCAGCATCTGTTGGCTGACAAGCAAATCCAAACTTACCCTCAATATCTCCATAGTAATATCTTCCCATCTTAAACTCCTCTTCTTTGTTTGTTATATTCCGTTTCCTTAGGTTCGAACTTATGTTGTATTACGATTGCTCCTACTACAAATATTAACCACCCTACTACTATTGTTGCTACTATTCCCATTATACTCCTTCAAATTCAACATTAGACACTAATAAAACCTCTCTGTTTGCGTATAGTCTTTTTGCTAATTCAAAGGCATCTTCCTCTGTTTTAGCAATAACATACTCAGTACTAGAGAAGGTATGCTCCGGTTTTAGAACTACTTTATATACTTTTTTATTTTCTTTTTCAATTTTCATAATGTATATTATACTGAAAAATAACCGGATTGTCAAGACATTTTTTAAGAAAGAGGTAAAATAAAGCAGAAAACATACTTTAACTCCGGGGGTTGCACCCGTAACTGGCCGGTGTTATTCCCATTTGGTCCCAATTTCGGCAAATTGTCGTCGTTAGAGCACTATATCGTCGCTTTACTACTGTTTTCCCCTGTTTTCGCCAAATTGCTCATTATTGAGCTTGACTGGGCGAAATTGGGGCAAGTTGGGCCAATTTGGTGAATATTCTAAAAACTTTTTAACTTTCATATAATTGTTGACAATTTGCTCAACTTCATGTATAATATATATTATAATCGGGAATCTGTCTGGCCGGACGGCGCCCACAACAAAAATAGTCGTCGGTCTACTACTTGTCGGTCGGCGCTTAAGCGCTGCTTTTCTGTGGGCGATAAAAAACCCCTTGCGGGGTTAATTATTAGCCTAGAGCCTTAACTAACGTTTGGAGGTCTTGCTTCGTAGCCTTGGCTAATGACTCTACCGAGTCAACGCCCACCTTTTCAGCAATTTGAGCAACTAATTGCGCTTTAGTAATTACAGCCTCACCTGTCTTAGTCACACGCTTCTCAGCTTCGTACACACCTTCACGAGATAGCTTAGCAATAATAGAGCGTGTTGTCTTGCCGAACTTCTCAGCAATGGTTGCCACCACCATTTTGTTATCTCCTTCCTTAGCCTCGTAGATAGCGATCATTTCAGCAGTTTGGTCATCAGTGTAGTTTTTTGTCTTGTCAGTCATTTATTTCTCCTATGGGTTATTTTTATGGTTATTTCTTCTTTTCTTTTCTTTCTCAATCTTTATATGTATATTATACTGAAAATTGGGCAAATTGTCAAGACATTTTTTAAAGAAATGCTTAATTAAACTAAATTCAACCTAATCCACAAATAACACTTGACAAAATCGTCCGCACACTGTATAATCGGCGCCTTCGCACCACTAAAAAAGTCGTTGCTCCACTACTCCCTCCGGCGCCTATAGAGCACTTAAAAAAGTCGTTACTCTACTACTTGCCTGCCGGCGCAGGGGCGCTGAACATATGGTTCAATATTGCCCCTATTATTTGTGTGGGAAAAAGCCTTGACAAAGTGGTGTAATAGTGTATAATATGTGGTATGGTGGGAGATCCGACCAAGTGGCCGCCGGCGCAGCCAAATGAGAATCATTCTCATTTGGAGGTTTGGGGCATATTGCCCCTTTTATTTAAAGGTTATTAAACAGAAATTCCAAATCGCTCTTGGTGGCTTTCACCAAGGAGGATATTGAGCTGAAATTCATAGATTGTTTTTCGGCAATCTTTTTAACCAAATCTTCTTTGGTGATAACAGGCAACCCCGATTTCGTTGTACGTTCCTTTTTCTGGTAAACGCCCTCTCTGGACAATTTAGCAATTAAAGACCTAGAAGATTTACCCGTACTATCAGCAAGGTCATTAACCGTTACCATTGTAGGATTTGCTGAATATTCCGCGATGATTTTAGCAGTTAATTCTTTAGAGTAGTTTTTATTTTTATCAGTCATATTGACCTCCCTTATTAGGTTAAGATTATTCTCAACCTTTATGTATACATTATATCATATTATATGAGTATGTCAAGCCTTTTTACCCCCTTTCTTTATGTGGGTATATGTATTGACATTGTGTGCGTGGTAGTGTATAATTGGCGCCGCAAATGAGAATCATTCTCATTCGCATCGGGCGTCTAGGCTTTCGCCTGAGCCAATCTCCAAGGGCTACCGAATGGTTGGTTCAAAGGTTTCTTTACCCTTCTTTTTAGTAAGGTCTTTGCGATGTCTGCTTCGATATAACAATCATCAAGGGCAGTGTGGCTTTCTACAAAGTTAGGCAAATTGTGTAGATAAGAAAAAGAAACTTCGGCTGATGTTTTTACATTACCTGCTTTAGTTATCATGCCATTAGCAGTAGCATATTTATGATATTTCTTTTTACTCAATAATGATTGGCATGACCATAACCACAAATCCAGTGTGTCTTTAGTTTCTTCTAAAAAAGTATCATGCTTAGAGTATTTCTTTTGTGTTGCTTTAATCGCTCTCGTATCAAAGCCAAGATTATATGCTGATACAATTTCGACATTATGCTCTTTAAATAAAGCATTGACATCACCTCGAATAGTATCCCAAGGTCGTATTCTCATGCTATCCATTAGCATAGAGTAATAACATTCAATCTTTTTAGAATAGTAAGCAGTTGCCATATGTTTAGGAATAAATACCTCTTTTACAAGACTTTCATATTCTGCTACAATCTCGCCTTTTTGTGTCATAATGACAACACCAAAATCATATATTTTCAAATCGCCAAATCCACCTGCTGTTTCTGTATCAATAATTGCTATGTTTTTTATCTTTCCCATTTTTTATCCTCTTTTTGTTGTTGTGTAAGTATATATTATAACAGGCTTTCGCCCTTTGTCAAGTCTTTATAGCATAATAGTTGCTAATAAAATTCCGTTTCCAACCAAGCCGACAACATTACCAACTGTATATAATGTGTCATTAGTTGCTATTGACCTTACTAAGTATAGGGTTAATCCTATCATAGTTAAAAGTATAGTTCCCATTGGAGTAGTTTCGCCATTCTCAAGAGATGACATAATCGCTGGAACGGAATTAAATTGTAAGCAACCTAATCCAACCCAACCCATAATTTCTGCTGTTTTCTTGTTTAACATTAGTATTTCCTTATATAGTAGAAAGAAGTATTTCTTTCTTTGTATGTGTCTATTATATCAGATTAATTCATCGTGTCAAGTATATATCGTGTTTATTTCGTAAATAAATGCTATTAATCCCCCTTAATAATTGTGGGTATTTTCCTTGACATTGTGTGCCTTGTATGGTAAAATCGGCGCAGACCTATATAAGTATATTATAATGTTCTAATATGCCCGCGGTGCGGTTTTGTGTGGGCGATAAAAAACCCCTTTCGGGGTTTGGGTTTATCTCCCTATGTAATTGCAGTTAAAAGTGTTTGTAAGGCATATTTAGAAGCCTTAGTAAGCGAGGAGATTGAAGCCTCATCTACATCAGCCTTTGCTGATATTAGTTTAACAATATCAGCCTTAGTCTGAACAACAGCACCAGATTTTGTAGTGCGTGCCTTCTTTTTATATACGCCTTCCTTAGATAGTTTAGCGATTAAAGAGCGAACAGTCTTACCCGTAGTTTCAGCAAGGTCATTAACCGTTGCCATAGTTGGGTTAGCAGTATAGTCCGCAATGATTAGTTTAACCATTTCATCAGAGTAGTTCTTAGTAGTAGTAGTAGCCATATTATGGTATCCTTATATAGTTATGGGTTTTGCGATATTGCTCAACCTCTAAAGACCATTATACAGAAGCCTCAGAATAAGTCAAGCCTTTTATCACATTTAATTTAACTATTAGTATATCATAATATTATAATATAGGATAGGGGGCTAAGTAGACTTGCTGAAGTGCCTATCGCCCAGCGCCCCCCTCCATGTACTACTTACAAGAAAACCAAAAACGACTAACGGCGTATAGCAAAAAATAGCGATGCATAAAATAACTCTTGACAATTTCCCCAAAACTGGGTATAATATAGAATATACAAAATTGAAAAACCAATATTGAAAATCCAATATTGTAAATTGAAAAACCAATATTGAAAATCCAATATTGTAAAAAGGAGATATATGGCACTAAACTTTGATGAAGCTACGGAAACTGTGGTAAGGAAGAAAAATACCTGGAGTTCCGCAGAGCAGGCATATTTGAAGGACCGGGCATCTCATGGCATCGGTATTGGCACACTGGCCAAGATACTAGGACGTACCGAAGGTTCCGTGAGAGGAAAATGGTATCAAATTGCAGAAAAGTCGGTAGGGATGGAAGAAATTCAAAGAGAGTATGACAGACTTGTCGCTGCAGAAAGACTACCTCTAGAAGTTGATTACTAACCCCTATCAAAAAAATTTCTTGACTTTTTGGTCAAAAGTGCGTATAATGGATTAATAACATGGAGAAAGAAATATGCAAGAAACAAAGTTAGTTGCGATCTCTCCTGAAGCACTTGAGGTTGCAAACTGTTACTTACAAACTACTTCAGTAGATGATACTGCCAGCCGTTTAGGTATAGAAAAACAAGCCGTGACACAGTATTTACAAAAACGTGAGGTGAAAACCTATATTGACAACGTCTACATGGATATTGGGTATAGAAACAGGTTCACTTTAGCCTCAGCTCTTGACAAGGTCATAGAAGCGAAGCTAGAGGAAATGGATGAAACTGAAATGGGTTCCAATAAAGATATTGCGGACCTACTTGCTTTAGCGCACAAAATGCGTATGGACGAAGTAAAATGCGACATAGACTCTAGGAAAGCTGAAGCAACACAAATACGAAACCAAACTAATGTACAGATAAATGATTCTGGGTTTGGTAAAGGCAATTACGGTAGCTTAATGAAAAAGCTACTTACATCAGAATGAGCGACGCGAATCATATGTTGGAAGATGAGTGGCTTCCAGGAATGTACAACAAGTGTTTAGAAGCACTTGATGATTTCGCTGAAATTGATGATTTAACAGAAGAAGAAATAGGGATTCAAAATTTATGTTCGACAGTAGTTTATTTATACAATAAGTGCTCGGACTTAGGTGTTCCTGCTGGTGAAACGGTTCACTAGAATGTTTGGAATACCAACAGAAATAATTAGTATGGGAGCATCCACTCTTTTAGGAGCGTGGATAAAGATAAAAAGTCAGAAGTCTGCTGATAGAGCGGCTCAACACTTGCAACTAATCAATCGTCACTCCACTATAGAACAAGGAGTGCAGAACGCTAGACAAGATCAATCTTGGGGTACAGTTGCCACAAGAAGATTTATTGTGCTTTGTCTAATGACAATGGCGTTTGTAATATTAGCTGCACCATTCTTTGATATACCCACTAATGTTTTAGTCGAAAATCAATACGGCGTAGACGTGTTTATATTCGACCTTACTTTTAAAGTAAAAGAATATGTAACTTTAAATGGTATGGTAGCCCCAGATTGGTTATCCTATGCAATACTAAATGTAATAGGATTCTATTTTGGAGCTTCCGTAGCTAAACGATAAGGATTTTATCATGCCAATGGATTCAGCAGATAAAGAGAGATTAATTCGGCTAGAGGAGAGAGTAAAAAGTATCCTCAACGATTTAAAGAGAATAGCGAGAAAGTTAGATAGAGTAGCAGAAGATATACAAGAAGCAGAGATGCTAGCCAGAAAAAACTCACTCACAGTATCAATGGGAGAAAAAGTTATATGGTTAGTCGCTTCAGGTGGTATCGGTGTACTACTTTGGTTTTTGGAGAGAAGCGTGTGAGTTTAATAGAAGTGATAATGTTAGTATCCTTGATAGCTACAACAGCGCCATACGTTGCCCTACTTTGGGTGATAAGGCATTATAATAGGTATAGTTACGGGATAATGGCAATTGCAATAACCATAGCAGCGATAGCAACTTGGAACAGTTTATGGACCGGGTGGGCTGGAGATAATCTGGCAATATTGGCAGGACGACCACATTTAGCAACGCATAAAGTATGGTACGATGTACTAGTAATCTTTATGTCAGTAATGATAATAAAGTGCGGCATATCAGTTAGATATATTAAATCTAAGGTATGTGACACATAATTTGGCGGTAGAAGTATTGGAGCGGTAGATTAAGTTCAAAGCACTCTATTTCTAAGTCTCTATAACGGAGATAGAATGGCAGAAATATATAATACGCCTAATTTAGACGAATTAGAAAATGGGCCCTGGCCCTCATTTGTAACAGGAATGAAACGTTTAGCATCTAGTGACCACGATGGTGCTCCGATGGTAAGAGACGTTTTAGCAACATTAGAGACATCGTACGTAACCAAGAAGGGTTACTGGAAAGGTGGCACAGTAGGTGTTATCGGATATGGTGGTGGAGTTATCCCTCGCTTTAATGAACTGAAAGATGAAAACGGTGACTACAAATTTAAAGATGCGGGTGAGTTCCATACCTTAAGAATTCAACCGCCAGCAGGTATGCACTATACTTCGGACCTGTTAAGAAGCTTATGTGATACATTCACAGATAACGGTGGTTCTGGCTTAATTGCCTTCCATGGTCAGTCTGGTGACATTATGTTTCAAGGTGCTACTGAAGATACAACACAAACAATTTTTAACGAATTGAATGACATTGGTTTTGATATGGGTGGAGCAGGTCCGGCAGTACGTACAGGGATGTCCTGTGTTGGTGCAGCTCGTTGTGAGATGTCAAACACAAATGAGCAAGCTGCTCTACGTACATTAGTCAATGCATTTCTAGACGATATGCACAGACCGGCATTACCTTACAAAATGAAGTTTAAGGTATCAGGATGTGCAAATGATTGTATGAACTCTATTGAACGTTCAGACTTTGCAACAATAGGTACTTGGAGAGACGATATTAAAATCAACCAAGACTTGTGGAAAGCAATGGTTGCAGATAAAGGCTTGGACTATGTTCATGACAATATCACTAGTCGTTGCCCTACACAAGCTATGACACTAAATGAGGATACGTCATTAACGATTGATAATAGGAACTGTGTTAAATGTATGCATTGTTTAAATGTAACGTCTCCTTTAACACATAAATACATTACAAAAGATATGCCTACAGAAGCTATCTTAGCAACTGGTGACGATAAAGGCGTAACTATCTGTATGGGTGGTAAAAGAACCCTTAAGATTGGTGATCTATTCGGTACAGTAGTTGTTCCATTTATGAAACTAGAAACACCGGAAGATTACGAGGCAATTGAAGAGTTAGCTAGTGAAGTAATTGACTTCTTCGCTGAGAATGCACTAGAACACGAAAGAACTGGTGAAATGATCGAACGTATAGGTATTGTGAACTTTATGGAAGGTATTGGCTTAAACGTTGATCCTAACATGATTGGTAGTCCTAGATATATGTCTTATGTAAGAATGGACAAGTGGGATGAAGAAGCAGTTGCTTGGTTCGAGAACAAAGCGGAGAAAGTAGCATGATATCACCAATATATAAAGTATTAATGGTGCTAACTTTCATAACACTACTAGCGGTTACACATAACGTAACTTTAGGATTGTTTGGAGTTGCACCTATGGGTCCTTACCATAATAATCAAGCCGAGGTTGAGTAATGGCTGAAATACATGGAGCACCAGTAGATGAAGAAGGTTTCTTAGTAAATCTTGGTGACTGGACAGAAGAAATAGCGTACAGTATGGCATCTGATGATGACATAGTTTTAACAGAGGAGCATTGGGATGTATTAAACTTCCTACGCAATTACTATGATGAATATCAAGTAGCACCTGCTGTTAGGGTACTAACTAAACAAATCAAGAAAACTATGGGTAAAGATAAAGGTAACTCTAAATATCTTTATTCATTATTTCCTTATGGTCCTGGCAAACAAGGTTGTAGGTTTGCGGGACTTCCTAAACCAACGGGGTGCATATAATGGAAGAGAATTATATGCCGAACTTTGAATGGCACAAGAATACTAACTGGAGATAGAATGGCAAAGACCTTAGACGCTAGTGGATTAAATTGTCCGCTTCCGATTTTGAAAACCAAGAAAGCACTAAATAAAATGGACTCAGGAGAGATACTAGAAGTTATTTCAACTGACGCAGGCTCAGTAAAAGATATTGAAGCCTTTTGTAGACAAACCGGGAATATACTAATGGGTACAGAAGAACTCAGCGGTAAGTATATTTTCACAATAGAAAGAGTATAAGATGGCATATGGACCAAAAGTATTGGATCACTATGAGAATCCAAGAAACGTAGGAGTCTTCGGTAAAGACGAAGAAGGTATAGGCACTGGTATGGTGGGAGCACCTGCCTGTGGTGACGTAATGAGATTACAGATCAAAGTAAATAAAGAGGGTGTTATATCTGACGCTAAATTTAAGACATATGGGTGTGGCTCTGCCATCGCCGCTAGTTCTCTTTTAACCGAGTGGGTTAAGGGAAAGACTTTAGATGAGGCTTCTGCTATTAAGAATATTGAAATCGTAGAAGAGTTAGAATTACCACCAGTTAAGATACATTGTTCAGTATTAGCAGAGGATTGTATAAAATCTGCAATTAAGGACTACCAAGACAATTGTCTCTCCTCATAACAGATGAGTGTATTAATTGCGATGTATGTGAACCTGAGTGCCCAAACGAAGCTATATACATGGGCAGTGAGATATTTGAAATAGATCCAGCTAAATGCACTGAATGTGTAGGACATTTTGATGAGCCGCAATGTGTGGCAGTATGCCCAGTAGACTGTTGTTTACCGGGAATTTATGAAACAGAGGAGCAGTTACTAGCTAAATTGACATGAGTGAACTATACGAAGCAGAAATAGACTTTACGGATAGTGCTGCAACTAGAGTATCAACACTTATAGAGGAAGAAGGTAACGATAGCTTAAAACTACGTGTTTACATTACTGGAGGGGGCTGTTCTGGATTTTCCTACGGCTTTACCTTCGATGAGAATAATAAGGATGGAGATAGTGTGGTCAAGAACAACAATGTTAGTTTAGTTGTTGACCCAATGAGTTACCAGTATCTAATAGGGTCTACAGTAGACTATTTAGAAGATTTACAGGGCGCTAGATTTATTATCAGTAATCCAAATGCGAAAACCACCTGCGGGTGCGGAAGTAGTTTTTCAATATAATGGATATGAAAGATATGTATGTACTAGAAAGAATTCAAGAACAAGTCGATAGCGCAGCAATTGTACTCTATATGAAGGGTACCCCACAGTTTCCACAATGTGGTTTCTCGGCTACCGCAGCAAAAACATTAGGAGCAACAGGAATAGGATTTTCATTTGTTAATATTTTTGAAGATCAGGAGGTTTTCCAGAATTTACCCAAATTTGCAGATTGGCCTACTTTCCCACAGATTTACTTTAATTCAGAGTTAATGGGTGGTGGAGACATTATTGTAGATATGGCTGAGATGGGAACATTGCAAGCCGCTATGGAAGAGGCAGTAGATAAGTTCGAAAACAAGTAACATGATAACAATAACCGAATTAGCTGCAGTTAAAGCTAAAGAATTCCTGGACAATAGAGGCTCAGGATGCGGCTTAAGAATAAAGATAACTACAACAGGATGTTCGGGTTATGCATATAATCTAGAGTTTGTGGATACTTTAAACGAAGATGATAATGAGTATTTCTCAAATGATGTTCGTTTAGTAGTTGATGCTAAATCATTAACCTTCGTTGATGGTACTGAAGTAGATTATGTCTTTGAGGGGTTAAATGAAGGATTTGAGTTCAATAACCCACTAACTAAAGCAAAGTGTGGATGTGGTGAAAGTTTTACAGTGTAGGATAGAATGGATTTAAGATTTATAACAGCAGAGTTATTAAATGATATTAGTTGGTTTGATGGTATCATGTATATAATACTAGGCATTGGTATATATGCTATAATAAAGTATATCAATACTAAAATTAATTAAGACCCAACGGCGGGTCGAAAGGTAAGACAACGATGTCCTTTTAAAATAAAAAAAGGAGAACAACAATATGTACTACGAATCAGGATTATGCGGATATCTAAAAGGAAATGAAGCAGTAATTAATAAACGCGCATCATTAGCACAGGAATTAAAATTTTTATATTGGCAAGATGAGCGCAAGCCAAAAGAATTAATGACAGGTAAGATCAAGTTGACCTTAGCAAGGCTATATAACTGGGAAGTAACGTTTTTCCCAGATATCGAGTCAATAAAGACTACCTATAGGAACTCATGAATAAAACAGAGAACGAACACTTTCCAGATTGGGAAGGAGATTATTGGAAATAAAATAACATGAAGTATTAGAGGGAATATCTAATGGGGGATGTCATCCAATTTAGACTAGCAGAAGTCGATTATTGGCCATGGGAGTGGGTGACACCCTACAACCCCACTTTGTATGAATTAAGAGTAACACTAGAGACAATAAGGAGATACTACACAAATAACGTGGCAGCATTAGATAACTGCGGAGTCTCGGCAGAGATAGAAATTTTAGAAAATATAGATAGATTAAGCTGTATGTACTGGAGAGTAATGCAGTACTATAAATTATAACTAGTTTTTAATTGAAAAAGGAAATTAACCTTGAGTAAAAAACAAAGAAGGTCCTTTCTACGTGATCTCAAAAGAGGGAAAGTAGACCAAAGTAATCACGACCACCTTGAGCAAGCAGGAGAGATGCTTGAATTTTTAAGGGATTACACTATCAGGAGGAGTGAGGAGTCATTAAGACCCTTAAACGATAAGCAAGACCGATACATAAAAGCTATAAAAAATAATATTATTACTTTTAGTTCTGGGCCGGCAGGAACAGGGAAAACTTATGTATGTGCAGCACTAGCTGCCGAAGCTATAGCAGCTGGAAAGACTGAGAAGATAATTGTTACTAGACCGGCACAGGAGGCTGGAGAAAGTTTAGGGTTTTTACCCGGAGAGTTAGAAGATAAATTTGCACCATACTTTCAACCTTTTAAAGATGTTTTAGAAGAGAGACTTGGTAAAGGGCATGTTCAGGGGTTAGTAAGAGCAGGGCGTATCGAAGCCGCTCCATTAGCTTATATGAGAGGCCGTTCATTTAAAAATTGTTGGTTAATTTTAGATGAAGCACAAAACTGTACACCAACTCAGATGAAGTTATTTTTAACCCGTATTGGGGAAAACTGCACTGTAATTGTAAATGGAGATAGAAGTCAACAAGACATTAAAGGTACTTGCGGCTTAGTAGATGCTATGAGAAGATTACAATACTGCAATGGAGTAACTAATATTATGTTTGACAAGGAAGATATCGTACGCTCAGGGATTGTTCAAAAGATTGTAGAAGCATACGAAGATGACGCCTAAATACTGGGAAGACCTTTCTACTTTAGATAGACTTGAATACCTTTATTGGATAGAAGTACTAGTAGATTGCGGAAGGTTAGAAGGTAACATGAGTGACGAAGAGATTTTAGAGAAGTGCAAGAGAATGTATTATTGCGATATTTCTATGGAGTCTAATTAATTATGAAGTTTGAATACGAACAAATGCCTGAAATGGCACCTTTACCTATAAAGACTAAAGGTAAGAGTACAATAGGGGCTATCTGGCTATGGATAGTAACAACACGAAAATGGAAGCTCGTTAGCGATTGGAAGTTTAGTATGGATGGGGTACAATATATGATACCCGCAGGATTTAAGTTCGACGGCGCGTCAGTGCCAAAGTTCTTTAGATCATGGTTAAGTCCAATGGGTGTATTACTTATACCTGGGTTAGTACATGATTATGGATATAAGTATTCGTATCTACTTACTAAGTATACTACTGAAAGTTATCAAATAGGTTTTCAACACGACCAAAAGTTTTTTGATGCTGTATTTAGAGATGTAGCAATTGAAGTAAATGGCTTCAAATATTTAAATTATATGGCGTACTATGCCCTCCGTTTAGGCGGGTTTGTAGCTTGGAAGGGGCACAGGAAACATGACAAGTCATGAAAAAGGTGCTTTATTCTGGGCACTGGTTATCTTTATGCTAGTTATACTAGCGTGAATAGATTTAAGTGTGTATCGTGTGTAGCTACTATAGCTATATATATAGTTACATTCGTATGTATACTAGTGATAAAATATGCTGGGTAAACTAACACACTGTATAGCAACAAAGAAGTGTTTTACATCTTGGTCTTGGAACAAGTGTAAATGCTTAGCATACCTCCTGTCTATGGCAGTCGGGGTTCCTTTACTTATGATAGGGACTTCGTTCCTAATGATGGAGATTAATAAATGAGTTTAAGAAATATTACTATAATAGTATTAACGTGGGTTGTTTTTTCATGTTGGTTGTTTGTATCCCCTTACGCTTTTGCGTTAGATGATTTTGATTTAGCTAAGTACGGCCCCGATGATAAAATTGAAGTAAAGAGAACAGAGTTTATTGTTAAACTTGTACTATATACATCTGATGAAGAATTAAACAAATCTTATGAAAAAGTTACAGAAACCACTTTAGGCGAAGGAGAGGGAGTTAGAGGCTTTGCCTCTGTACACCCATCAGAGGATGTTTGTTACGTTCATATAATGGCAGCAAAGATTTGGGATGACAGGGAAGCAATGGCTATTATGGGACACGAAGTCTATCACTGCGCTTTATCCCAACATGAAACTATTGTTGGTGTAAGTACGGAAAAACCTATTGAAGAAGGTACTGAGGAACAAGAAATAGAGTCACTATACGACGAAGATAGAAAGCTAGAGCTAGAGTGGCTATCAGAGGACTATGAAAAGATGGGAATTGTTATAACAGAGGATAAATAGAATGAATGATAAAATGGCAGGAATAGTAGTTAGATTTACAGGATTACTTTTAATAATTGGATTATTTTATGGCACTTCTGCAAAGGCAGTACCTTGTCCAGTAAAGGATGTAGTAGTTGAAAGAGATGTAATTGATACAGCAGTAAATGTTGGGTTAATATCATTAGAAGAAGCACTTCAACTTAGAAAAGATATTGCAGATGGTAAGAAAGATGTCATTGACGTTGATAGTGACGAAGGTATCATATCTTTCGGAACAATAACGTATGATATAGAAGACTTAGACGCTGATCCCGAAGAAGGAGAGTACATAGACGGCGAGTGGTACGATGCGTATCATTAACCCTTTTAGAGAAGAGACGAGACAGAGGATGAAAAATGAAGGAAGAAGCTTGGTTTAGTAAATCAGTATTTTATGCTATGGCATTATTGACTATGGCGTCCACTATTACAGCGTGTTCTACTTTAGTAAATAAACCTAGTATACCTGAAATTGGTACAGATGAATTTGATAGAGTATTACTAAATTGTATAGTATATGGAGAGGGGTTGTACTCCTGTGAGGAAGTAG